TCCTCATCAGGCGTCCTTTTCAGAGCCGTCGCTGACCGAGCCGACGATTTTCCCGTTCTTGTCGTGTTTCACCGTGGTTTCGGTGTGCGTCTTGCGCGCGGGCATGACTGCGTTCACCGTCAGCGGAGGAAGGACAGCCTCCAGCGTGACGTGCGGCGCGTCCTGCTTCTGGATGTTGTTCTCGACCGTCACGCTCGGCGCAGGGCCCGGCGGGACGTGGATGTCGTTCTGCACGTTCACCACCGGGGCCGCGGCGGCCTTCATCTCCGGCGTGTTCACCGTGACGGCGCCGCCTTCGTGCTTCACCGTGACCGGCTCCTGATTCAGGGTGATGTTGATCACCGGGGGCAGCGCCGGGCGGGACTCGACCGCGGCCAGCTTCATCTCCAGCGACTTCATCTGCTCTTTTTCCGCAGGCGTCGGGCCGGGCGGAGGCGTGCTGCCGGTCGGTTCGTGCAGGACCGCGGCATCGCCGCCCATCGGGTTCAGTTCGAGCAGGGCGCGGATCTCGTCCTGCGTCATCACCTGCCGCGTGCCGCCGGAGCCCAGCATCTTGGCGAAGAACTCGCCCTGATCCTTCATCGCGCCGCGCAGCAGGCCGGCGGAAACGAACTTGAAGTAGAGGCCCTGCGCGCGCTGCTTGTCCGTCAGCAGGTTGACGTCGGCCGAGCCCTCGATCCGCGCGTACCATGGCGACAGGGTGTGCACGACGTGCTGGATCTGGAACTGTTCCGCGCTCGCGTAGGTCGGCGCCTTGTCGGTGTGGAACACCATGAAGGGCGAAACACCCATGAAACGGCAGATTTCCTCCAGCTCGAAGCGCCGCGTCTCCAGGTGCTGGGCGTCCACGCCCGTCATGGTCTGCGACAGCCACTTGGCCGCGCGGTCCAGGACCAGCGGGGCGCCGACGTTGTCGGGGCCGCCGGATTCTTTCTTCAGCCACTTGACCAGCTTTTCCTGCTGTTCGGTCGAGAGGTTGCCCTCGACCGAATAGACGCCAGACGGCCGCACGCCGTTTTTGTGCAGGCTGGCGTGGCTGTCTTCGAGCGCCATCGCCAAGCCGAGCGATTCCCGCGCGATCTTCAGGACATCCATGCCCACGAAACCGGCCCAGCTAGGCCCGCGGACGTGCCAGATGGTCGAGCGGTCGAAGTGCAGCACCGTGCCGTTCTGGGTGGTGTACTCGTACACTGGCGCCAGGCGCTCGTCCTGCTGATTGACCACCATTCGCGCGGGATTCAGAAGCACCAGCTCGGCGATCCGCTGCTGATCACGGCCGACTCCGTCGATAGTGTTCTTCCATACGAAGGCGTTGCCCAGCCCGGCATGGATCACCAGCTGCTCGCGGAACTCGAACGACGTCTGCCAGTCGTTCGGCTTCGACGCCATCAGGTCGTACAGCGGCAGGTCGCGGGCCGGCGTGATCTTCGTCAGGCCGCCCTCCTGCGCCTCGCGGAACAGCTTGAACGGAACCTGCGCGCAGCCCTGCGACAGCACCTTCAGGCAGGCGAACACGGTCGCCACCTTCAGCGCGTTGTCCAGGTTGACGGTCGGCCCCGCCTTGGACGTGCGGCCGGCGCGCGCGATCTCGGCCCAGAGGGCAAGCGGGTCGCTCGCCTTCCGTCCGAACATGCGGTCGAATAGTCCCATCAGGCGGTTTCCCAGAATGATTTTTCGGAGGAATCGGCGGTCGTCACCAGCCCGGCAGCCATTACGGCAGCCACAGCCAAGTCGATCCGCCCGACCGCCTTCTCTTTGCTCAGCTTGCGGTTTTCGGCGGCGTCTTGTTCGATCACCGCGTTACCGACGCAGTACGTCAGCACCTTGTGGCCCGGGTGGACCATCTCCCCGTTCAGGAGCATCCGTTCGAACTGCTCGACCGCCGGGCTCATGTCCTTGAATCCCTGCCCCCATGGGCGCATCGTCGGCAGCGTGATGCCGTCGTCGTTGGCCAGGGCCAGCAAGTCCTCGATGCGCCAGCGGTCGTAGGCGACCTCCATCACTTCGAAGAAGTCGCACAGCCCGGACAGCCGCTGCAGGATCACCCGCTTGCTGATCGCCCGGCCCGGGGTGGTATCCAGCAGGCCCTCGGCACGCCACTGCACCCACGGAACCCGGTCGCTGTCGGACTTGCGCTGCAGGTCAACCTCCGGCAGCCAGGCGTAGGGGACGATGCGCCAGGGCTCGTCCTTCTCCACCGGCTCCACCAAGAACACCAGCCCGGTCAGGTCGGTCGTGCTGGACAGGTCCAGCCCAGCCACCGCGCGCCGGCCGCGCAGGCTCTCGATGTCGTACTCTCGCTCCGCACCTTTCCAGACCTCGTGGGAGATCCAGGGCGACTCGGCATCCGTCCACTGGCAGAAGTTAAGCCTGCGGACAATCGCCTCCTTCGAAGGCATGCCCTTCGCCTCGGTGACCTGCTCCCGGATGTACTTGTATCCGGGCAGGTCGGCGTCCTGCAGGCTGGGGTTCGCCTTCGACCAGCAGCCCTCGTCCTCGAAGGGGTCGTCCTCTTCGTCCAGCGCGCACACGAACGGGAAAAAGCCGTCGTCCGTCATGTCGCCGGCCGCCACCTTCGCGGCGTACTCGTGATAGCTCCAGCAGGGGCCCAGCTTGTTCGAACCGCTGTTCGTGATCATGAAGATCAGCGCCTGCCGCCGGCTCTTGGTACCCGCGCGCAGCATTTCGACCACCGTGTTCGTCTTGTGCTCGTGCAGCTCGTCCACCAAGCCGATGTGCGGGCGCGGGCCAGATTGCCCATCGTCCGAACTGATCGGCCGGAAGAACGCGCCGGCCTGCAGGTAGGCCAGGTTCCAGCACTTCTCGCCGGTCCCGCTTTTCTGCAGCCGCTTTGTCAGCTCCGGCGACTGGTCAACCATCGCAACGGCGTCACGGAACAGGATCATGGCCTGATCCTTTTTCGTGGCGGCGCTGTAAATCTCGGCCCGCGGCTCGCCGTCTGCGACCAGGCCCTTCATGCCGATGCCGGCGGCCAGCGGCGACTTGCCGGAGCCCTTGGCCGTCTCGACGTACACCACCCGGAACCGGCGGTAGCCATCGGCCGCCTTCCAGCCGAAAATGCTGCCGACGACGAACTTCTGCCAGGCCAGCAGCGTGAAGGGCTTGCCTTCGAAGTCGCCGCCGTTCAGTTTCAGCACGCTTTCATAGAACCGGATGGCCTTGTTCGACTCGTCCAGATCCCACTTCAGCCCGCGTTTCTTGCCTTCCTTCAGGTCGGCCAGGTGCCGCTTGCACTGGTTTCGAACGTGCGGCCCGGCAATCCGCGTGCCGGCCACAACCTCGCGGGCGTACTCGGTGACTGGATCAGCCGAAGAACTCCTGGAGGGGGTCTTTCTTGTCGCCATCGTCGTCCTTGACCTGCACCTTCGAACGCGCTGCGGGCGTCAGCCCGAACTCGATCAAGTACCCTTTGAACCGCCGATCCGCATCGCCCAGCATGGCGACCGCCGGATTCGCCTTGAGCAAGGACTTCACCTCTTCGACGGTGGTTTCCTCGCCCTCTTCGCTGGTCGTCCGCGTGGTCACGCTGCTGTACGTCCGGCCGTCACGCGCCACCAGCTCCCGGCATTCCAGGATCTCGGCATAGCAGTCGACCAGCCGCTCCAACGCCAGCACGTCGGCCTCGGTCAGCACGCCCATCCGGTCCAGGAGGACGCAGAGCTTTCCCCAGGCCACCTTGCTGGTGTCGCTCAGGTGCGCTGGGCAGCTGGGAATCTCCCGCTTCGGCTTCGGCTCGCGCTTATTGATCGCCCGCTTCCCGGGATTCCCGGAAACCACCTTCAGGTGAGTGGGCTTGGGCCGTCGTCCTGCCATTTCCGGCCCCTCCAAAAAGTCATTTCATTTCGCGGGTGAGCACAGGACAGGAACCGGGCGGTCCCTGCTCCGTAGGCCCCATACTTCGAAGCCCCCCGGGGTGGTCGCCGATGCCCCGCGCTGCCACCAGGATGGCGCAGGCGCCTCGATCAGGGCAGAGGCCACCCATCAGCACCTATCTGCGGTCGGGGCTTGTAGCCGGTCTGCAGCTTCGTAATGCGCTTGTGGCATTCCCTGTTTACGGCGCGCAGGTTGCTCTCGTCGTCCGTGCCGCCTTCGGCCTTCGGCTTGATGTGGTCCACCTCATGAGCGACCAGCGGGACTTGGCGCTTGGCGCACTCGGGGCACTGGCACAGGTAGTGGTCGCGCTCCATGATCCTCTTGCGCACCTTGTCCCATGCTGCGCCGTACCCTCGGGCGTGCCGGCTTTCCTTACTCCAGGCCACCTACACCCCAAGGTCCGGCTTGAACCACGACAGCGGCATGAAGGAGTCGCCGCCTGCCATGTCCTGCACCAGCACCTCGTCGTCGTAGGCCGCCTTCGCCCAGCACCCCCGCACCTCGGGCCTACCCTCCTGCACCATGACGTAAGACAGGACAGGGGGAACGCCCTCGTTCTCCAGGATCTCCACGATGCCCGAGAACTCGCATGGCTTGTGCGTCAGGCGGATGGCCATGGTGCCCTGCTTGTAGACAAGGTCCGGCTCGCCCACCACCAGCGGCTGCACTGGTGCCGGCGGCGCCTCACGGTAGGCAAGAGCCAGCGGGAATGCCACAGCAGCCAGCGCAAGGGCGGCGGTTGCGATCAGGGCGGCAAGGGCGCGCATGCTCAGATGTCCATCGCCGGCTTCAGGTCCGCGACCGGGATCAGGCCCTGGTCGCCGTCTTCCCAGATCACCACCGCGGCATTCCCTTGGAGGCGCCAGCAGCCGTAGAACATCTGCCCTTGGAAGCGCCCGGTGGCCTTGCTGTACTTCTCCCGCATCGGAGGCGGGAGGCGCCCGAGCGTTTCGGCATGCACGCAGGGCGAATCGAACAGCCGCACCTCGTTGTCCCCGTCGCGGGCGATCAGCTCAGCGCCGAACACCGGGAAGGCGATCAGCAGCAGGGTGAAGGCGATGGCGCGCATGGTCTACCTCCGCTCGTAGGTGGCGAAGCGGGTCAGCGCGCGGCGCACATCCTCTTTCGTCGCCAGCCCGCCCACATCCACGCTCTGGGTGAACTGGACGGGGGTTACGGCGGTCACCTCGAATTCCGGGCCGACCACCAGCACAGGATGGGCTGCCCCGAATACCTTTGCGCAGTGCTCTCGGATTCGGTTGGTCTGTTCCGCGCTCAGCATGCGGTCCACCTTCAGCACCAATGCCGCCCCTGCGGGGATCGTATGCAGTTCGCCCTTGAATTCGATCTCGCCCATGGTGGCTCCTATTCGGCTTGCATGACGTTCGAGGTGGCATCCCAGCCGCCCTGCCCGAACAGGCGCACGGCCTGGTGCATGGCGTAGGCGATCCACTTGGGGATCAGCGGGTTGAGCAGCAGCGCCTCCAGGAACAGCGCGTCAGCCTGCTCCCGCGTCAGGCGGTGCAGGGTGTACTCCGCGTCGTGCAGGGCCGCTTCCTTGTGGGCGCGGTCGCCAGCCAGCAGGAACACCAGCGGCAGGCGCGGCACCGATGCGAAATTGGTGCGGAAGGTCGCCGGCACCACGACATCCCCGAACTGCTCGGACTCGAACAGCAGCGGATCGATCAGCTCCCACACAGCCCGGCCTGAGCCGTCGTGGCCGGCTTCCTCTACCCGAAGGAGGGTCCGCCAGGTCACGGCGCCTTCTTCGGAGCGTCCTCCGGCGTGCTGTAGTTCATGTCCAGCTGCAGGCGCCAGTTGGTCTGCAGGCCGGCGCAGCCGGAAAGCAGGGCCAGCATGGCGATGGTGATCAGGAATCGGGTCATAGGCACCTCACATCCACTCGTCCAGCTCGTCGTCCTCATGCACCGGAGGCACATAGGGAACCTTGATCGGCTCGTCGTCGGTGTCGGTCGGCCAGGTGCAGTGCGGCGCCGTGTGCGCCTCAGAGCCGCAGCGGGCGCAGGTCATGCGCCTGGGGCGTACTGCCAGAGCCCGGATCGCATCTGGTCCGCCATGCGCTCGGCGCGCTCCGGGGTTTGCTTGGCCCAGAGGGACTGCCCCATCGCGTGGGCGGCGTTCTCGTACTTGCCGTCCCGGATCAGGGCCAAGGTGTTCTCAAACTTCAGGAGCCCTTCGGTCCCAAGCTGGAACGCCATGTTCAGGAGCACCCCTTTGCGGGCATCGTCCAAGTCCTGAAACCACGGCAGCGCGCGGGTGAGCGCGTCGATCCGGTCGTCTATATCGTTGTTCAGGAGGTAGGTGATCTCGTCAGGGCGAAGGCAGCCGCCTTTGCGCTTGTCGATCAGTCGACCGACGCCGATGGTCAAGTAGCCCAGGTGGTCAGGGTAGGCGTGCGGGATAACCCCTTCGTCGCCCTTCAACTGCCTGGCCAGCTCGGCCCTCACTTACGCTGCTCCAGCTTGTCCGAAACCTTCTCCACCGAACGGGTGAGTCCAGCAAGGGCGTCACGCACCTCCTGGAACTTCTCCTTGGTCAGAGTGTCCTGCCCTTGGTCGCGCTCGCGCTGGGCGCTGCGGGCTTCTTCCAGCACCGCCACCCGCTTGTCCATCATGTTCCACTGCACCATCAGGGCGGCGAGCATCATGACTACGGAGATCACATGCCCCAAGTCGATGTTCTTGTTCAGGTGAAAGCCGCGAGGCGTTTCCTGCTCGGTTTCTGCCTTCATCGCGGTCCTTTCGGTGTTGTGGCGCCCATGCCGTCTTACCTGGAGCGATCTGTCCAAGCTGGGTCCTGCGGTTCGCACGTCTCGTCCTGCGGTGCGAGTGCGACACCGGGAGCGCCCCATGAGGGCGGCAGGATGGCTAGAAGGAGAGGTGCGGGCTCGTCCTGGGTCTAGGTGGCGCCCGGCTGATGCTCTGCGAGCTGCGGTGCCTATGACTTCAGGTGCGGACGATCCCGACTGAACGAAAAAGCCGCCTCGGATGGGCGGCTTGGGGAATTTCGGAGACACCTTCCCTGTCTAAGGGCGACCCGTAGCCACAACAGCTACGAAGAGGTGTTCGACAGACTGCCCGCGTTGGGCGACTCCGACGCGCGGAGTGATGCGCGGGAGCGTAGCACAGCAGTTACCGTGAGTGCAAGCGTTTTCGGTAGGGTTATGGCTTGGGCGCTACGAAGGGCACGCCGTGCTGCATTCCGGCCTCTCGCGCCTCCAAATCGGTGAATGGGCCATAGGCGCGCGCCGCAGTCAGATCGCCGTCGCGCACCATCAGGCACCAGCCCGCCCTCTCGATGCTGTATTCCCAATACATCGAGACGCCGCCGCGCGGGTTGCTGCCGACTAGGAGCAGTTCCCCATCGGGGCCAGTCGCCATGAACGACTTGCCGGCGTCCGCTGCCGCTTCGTTGCCGGGGCCGATTGGGGTCACATTCACGGCAACTCCACCTCATCCCCGAAGCGGCTGGCAACGAACGCGCGCATGGCAGCGATCAGGGGAGTCTCCCCGAACCACATGGAGCCGTTGCCGTCATAGATGTACGCGCTCCACATGCCTCGCTCCCGCCCGCCTTGGTCGTCATAGCAGACGTTGATCCGCTCACGCTCGATGATTGGGCCGGCGTCACACCAGCCGGAGCAGTCCGACAATGCGGATGCCGGCTCGTAGTAGTCGCCATCTACGAGGCAGCGGAGCACTCCATGCACCTCGCGTAGTTCGTACAGGCTCTCTTCCGCCTTTGCCACCGCCGCATCCAGCAGCGCGCCGGAAAGGTCTGCGGTCTTGTGCTTCATGGCGTCATTCCTCCGGCGGAGTCAGCGGGCCGACAAGGCGCCCGCCAAGGATCGGCGGCCAGCCGTCTTCAGTGGCATGGCCGGGCAGCCCGACGCCTACGTCCGAGCCAGCTTGCCACGCGCGATCTCCAGTCACCTGCACGATCTCCGGCTCCTCGCCGTCCTCGATGTGCCAGTACCAGCCGTCTGCGTATTCCATCCCTCATTCTCCCTTGCGGATGGCGGCGGCAAAAGCCTTGCGTAGGTCGGGCGCGAAGGAGGCGGGCTGCACATCCTCCAGGAGCTTGGCGCATCGCTCGCGCTCGGCGAGGGCCACGGCGTCAGCGAACCTTGTGGCCCTTTGCCATTGCTCCGGCGAGCCTTTGCCAAAGTGCTCGAAGATGAGCGCCATCAGTTTCGTGCCGTGTTCCATGCCCTCATTCTCCCCCGAAGATCGGCGCCCCACGCACCAGCGCGCCGCGGTCCCGCTTTGCCTTGCCGGCGCACCGTGCCAGCCACTCCTGCACCTGTTCGGCGCCGAGCGGGCGGGGCCACTTGCCGGTCCCGGCGCAGTGGTGACATTCCTTGCCCAGCACCGGCGCATCCGGCATCCGGCGCTTGCCGAGCCCATCGCACACCGGGCACGTAGGCGCAAGGAAGTGGTACAGGCTCGGGCTGAGCAGATCGCGGTCGACGTCCCGCAGGATGGCCCATTCGATCAGCAGCGCCATCGCCGGGTTCCATCCGCGCATCTGGTGCGCCCGGTGCCGCAGGGCGACTGCATAGCCGATCAGCATTTCCGTGCGCGCCCGCTTGATGTCCGGCTTTCCGTGGCGCTTGGGCAGTTCGGCGGCGCGGGCGGCGATCTCGTCCTCCGTGGCCTTGCGGGGCTTGCTGGCGCCGGCCCACTCCGAACGGAGATGGCTCAACGCCTCACCCATACGGTTACCCACCAGCCCTGCCGCGATCAGGTGCGTTGCCGCGCACACCCGGTCAGGGTTCAGGGTCAGGTCGGAGGTGGAGGTGGCGAGCAGGTACTGCTCCTCAGCGCCAGGTCGATCCGAAGTGTTCGTGTCCAGCATTGCCCTACTCCTTCGCGGTCAGCTTGAGGATGAGCGCAGCCAGAAAGTTCGCTGGCACATAGACCCAGAAGAGGAACCACATCAACTCGGATGCCTGCACCCGGACCAGCACCTGGTAGAGGATGTAGTACCAGATCGGCACCACCACCAAAAGGGTGAGAACCGTAGCGATTGCTTGGAAGCCCTTTTTCATTGCCATTCCTTCCGTCGTTGTTCGTTGTCAGCGCAGGAGCTGCGCGAACGGGTTGACCGTGCGAACGTGCGCGCTTCGCCCGTTGCGGATGCTCTCGATTACCTCCCGGCCGACGCCTAGCTCCTCCGCGATCTCGCGCGCGGTGCGGCTGTCTGCCAGGATCTCCGGCACGTCCTCCGGCCTCACCGGGGAGCGCTTGAGCGCCGCGCGCGCCATGTTCAGCCGCCCGGCCAGTGACTTGGGCTTGCCCTTGCGGATGGCCGATGGGCTGAGCTTCACCATGTGGGTCGGCTCGATGCACAGCGGGTCGCACTCGGCCCCCTGCATCACGCCATCGACGCGCTGGAGCGCCTTGCTAGGGTTCGCCAGCATCCACGCCGGCTGCCGAACGCTCCAGTACAGCCCGCCGGCCGCGGCGCGGGGCGTCGTGCCCTTGTTCGTGGTGGCGCCCTTCCAGATCAGGCAGCCGCAGGCTTCGTCGCGCTCCCTGCAACGCGATGCGGCCCACTGACGGAACTGCTCGGCAGTCTTCCATGGCATCGTCTCGCGGTCGCCGGTCATGCCGCCTCCCGCTGCATGCGGTCCCACTTGACTGCAGCCTGCACCTTGTTGCGCACCCGGAGGTTCTTGGTGATGCGGCGCAGGTGCTCGTCCACGGTCTTGGGGCTCATGTCCATGGTGGCTGCTACCAGCTTGCTGTCGCCCAGCGTGGTGAAGGTGCGCAGGATGTCGGTCTGGCGCTCGGTCAGGCCGATGGCGTTTTTCTTCTTTGAACCGCTCACGCTGTTTCTCCGATTGGTTTCCACATTCCCAGCCGCGCCGGCCAGGTGCCAGCGGCCTTGACCGCCTCCCGCGTGCGCCGGCCAAGCTCCAGCTCCAGCGCGCGGCGCTCGTCCCGGTCAAGCTGCCCGCTGGTGCCGACGATCCAGTGACACTCCGCGCACCCCGGCCAGCCCTCCCGGCAATCCGTCTTCAGGCCGATGCCCTTGCCCTGGTCCCGGTGGCAGAACTGAGGCCGGCAGGAGCGGCGGCAGCGCATGCAGTAGCCCAGGTCGCGCACCGCGGCCATGTAGCCCTGGTGCTGCACCATCGGCTCCGGCTTGGCGTCGGCCTGCGTGGTGCCGGCGTACTGGCCCGGCGTAATCGCCCGGCTTGGCGTGCAGCGCTGGGCAAAGCGCTCCTCCCGCTCGGAGGCTCGGCGCTCGGCGGATTCGGTGATGCGGCGGCCGAAGGTCATCAGGGCCTGCGAGTTGTTACGCCGTCGCCTTGGACTTGGCGGCAGGCTTCTTGCCCTTGGGCCAGCCGGCCTTCGTGAAGTCGGCGACGATGTTGGCCACGACAGGCAGGGAGCGGTTCGCCGCGGCTTCGTCTGCGGGCAGGTACTTCTCGAACTCGGGCAGCAGTTCCACCAGCCCTTTGCGCGTGCTGACGGCATAGGCGGCGGCGGTCAGTTTCTTCTGCAGGGCCTCGCGCGTTGCCTCCTGCTCCTTCTGCTGTGCGGCGAGCTTGTCGAGCGCCGTCTGGTCCTGCTTGGACAGCTTGGGCAGTTGCGACTCCGGCTCCTTCCAGCGCGAGTCTCGACCCACCACACTCACGGAAACATCGCCGCAGCGGATGAAGGTGCACTCCAGGTAGGGGCGCAGCTTCTCGTCGTCGTACACCTTGCGCACCGCAGGCGGCAGCGCACGCAGCGCAGCTTCCGTGACGGCCTTGCGGATCGTCTCGTCGTAGTCGATCTGCGGCACGTCATCCATCGCGGCGCGAACAAAGGCGCTGCGAATCGAGTTTGTCAGCTTCATCGTTTCATCTCCTGTTGTGCGGCAGAAACCGCTGCCGCTCCGGGTTTCATCACGCCGCCACCGCTTCTCGGTTCAGGATCTCTCCCGTGTCCTGGTCCACCGTTTCCTGCTTGCGGCGGCGCTGCGGGCGAAGGTGCGGCGGCAGCGGCTCGGACACCGTGACGCCCAGCTCCGTGGAGGCATGCGCAATCACCCGGTCGATGTAGTCGATCATCCCGCGCACCCCCAGGTCTTCCGTGCTCTTGCGCACCCGGCGACGCAGCTTGCGGCCGGTGAACGGGTCCACACTGGTCACGACATCGAAGCCCAGGAACTCCGAGCGATACCACTCCTTCCAGGTCTTCGCGTCGAAGCGCTGGCCGTTGACCACCGCCTGCCGGGCGATGTCGGGGAAGACGACTGCGTGCAAGTAGCCCCTCTGCGCATTGGTGATCGCGTCATCCAGCAGCCGGTACTCCGCCACCAGCGCGCGGCCTTGGCGCAGCTGCTCCTTCGCCCACGGCCAGGCTTGCCGCATCGCCGCGGTGGCCTGCTCCTCGGTGTGCAGCTCTACGCGCAGGAGGATTTCGCTCATACCTCACCCCCAACCTGCACCACCAGCGCGCCATGCTTGGCCACCGGCCCGCGCTTGAGCGTCACCGGCTCGAACTCCCGGTCGTCCATGTGCAGCGCCGCGGCCACGCCATCCAGCGCCGCCTTGCTGGCCGCCAGGAGGTTGTCCAGGTCGCGGTGGCGCTTGTCCGGCGCGTGAAAGGTCAGCACCACCGGCACCCGGCCGGTCACGTTCGCCCACGCGCCGCGCTGCATGGCCTCGTAGGTCAGCATGTAGGCGTCGTCATAGGCCTTACCCTTGACGCCGTTGGTTTTGCCCCAGTGCCGGCCGTTCTTGCGGTTCGGCATCAGGTCCGGCGACGGGAAGGGAAGCGTCACGCTCAGCACGCCGCGCCTCCTGCCGTACCTTCGCCTGCAGGTTGGCCAGCAGGTACGGTTGCCCCGCTTCGTACCAGCCCGCTGCATGAATCGCTGCTTCCGGGTCGATCCGGGCGAACTTCAGCAGGTGCTGCAGGATTGCGGCTTTGTGATCCGGCGTCATTCGTTTTCATTTGGCTGCTGGATTTCCTGATGGCGGAGAATCACTCCGAGGTTTCCCGCTTCTCGCGCAAAGCATCGAACGCCTCGACGATGTTGAAGAAACCGCGCCATGCGCGATACGCCTTCCATGCGGCTTCGGCAGCCAGCCACAGGCATAGGCCGGTTACTCCGATTCCACCAGCCAGCATCACGGCGTAGCCAATCCACAGAGCCGCCTTATCCATGTTGTTGCGCCTCGCAGAAAATCATGGGAAAACCCTATCCATCCAGAAGCGGCGCACGCCGGGCCATAACCTCCCGCCGAGGACGGCGCACACGGTTTCGTAATCGATGTCCATTTCGTGTGCGATGGTCGGTGCAGCATCGGAGGCTTCGTGGAAGCGCCTGCCGACTTCCATGGCCTGCGCGTGCGTGACGCCACTTTGTGTCGGCGTGTGGCGCCGCAACGCCTTCACGTTGGCGCTAGGCATACGACTCCTTTCCGGCGCTTACGGGCGGTGTAATCGCTGCGCGACTCTCCGCCGTCCGAAGCGGACGAGCCCAAATGGAAATTGCAAGGCGGTTGAGGTGCATCCGGTGTTGCGCTGCGCTTCGGTTCAGGCTTTCCTGCAGTCGCTTCAGGGCTGCGGTGCAGGCGGCGTCTAGGTCGAAGGGGTGGGTCATGCGGGCGTCCCTCGGCGAATGCGGTACTGGCTGGTGATCTCCTTCAGCCGCAGGTAGGCGCTGCCGGATGTCATCGTCTCGTCGTTGAAGTCGGTGCGGCACTCCCAGCCAGGGAAGCGATAGACCTTCCAGCCCATGTCGGCCAGCGTCTTGTCGCGGGCCGCGTCCTTCGCCTTGTCCTGGTGAAACGCCTGGCCGTCGCACTCGATAGCGACCTTGGCCACCGGGTTGGCGAAGTCCACAAAGAACCGGCCCACCGGGTACTGCGGATAGAGCACCGCGTCCAGCGCGCGGATGTCCGACCAAAGCCAGCGCTCGATCGGCGTCATCGAGATTCCGCCCTGCCAGTCCCACAGGTAGGCGTCTCCGCAGGCCCACTCATTGCGGCCAGCCTTGAAGATGGCGGGCTCCAGGTCCGTATAGAACCGACGAATTGCGTTCCAGTCGCTCACAGCGCACCTCCTCGAGTCGTCTTGGGCGGCGGAGCCTTCTGCGGCGCCGGGCCGACCCAGCTCGAGAAGCGCGTCTGCTCGCCGATGTAGGACAGGTCCAGGTAGCCGCACCGGCCCTGCCGGTTCTTCGCCACGGACAGGCGCGCGTAGTTCTGCCACTCGGCGCCCAGGTCGGGGTTGGCCATGATCGGCCGCTTGATGAACAGGATCACGTCCGCGTCCTGCTCGATCTCGCCGGAGTCGCGCAGGTCGGACATCTGCGGCATCTGGTCGGCGCGCTCCTCGGCCTTTCGATTGAGCTGCGCCAGGCACAGCACCGCGATCTCGAGCTCCTTCGCCAGGTTCTTCAACCCGCGGCTGATCTCACCCAGCTGGGCGTTCCGGTTCGCCTTCGGGTCCAGCCCGGTCATCAGGCCGATGTAATCCACCACCAGCACCTCGAGTCCGTGCAGGCGCTTGGCATTGCGCGCCCTCGAGCGGACCTGGTTGATGTTCAGTCCGCCGTGGTCGCAGACGTTCAGGCGCAGGGTCTTGGCCTTCTCCACGCCGTCCATCACCCTGCTCCACTCGAGCCCTTCGCCGCGGCGCGGGCGCTTGACCGAGCTCATGGACAGGTGCCCCAGCATCGCCGTCAGCCGGTCGTTGATCTCGAGCATCGACATCTCCATGGACAGCACCGCCACCGGCCGGCTCTCCGCCATGTTGGTGCCGATGGTCAGGCCCAGCGCCGTCTTACCCTGGCTGGGGCGAGCTCCGACGATGACGAGCTCGCCGGGGCGCAGGCCGCCCTCGAGGTATTCGTCCAGGTCCGGCAGCCCGGTGGACCATGCCTCGAACTCACCAGCGTGCCGGCGCTCGAGCACCGCGCTGTGCGCCAGCATCCCGTCGTAGGCGCTGGTCCACTCGTCCTGCCGTTTCTCGCCGGCCATGCCAGCCAGCAGCCCCTGCGCCCGGTCCAGGCGGTCGGCCACTGGCCCATCGGAGAAGCCGAGCTGCGCGATCTCATCGCCGGCCGACACCAGCCGGCGGGAGGTGTACCGATCGAGCACCATCCCGGCGTAGTGCCGGGCGTTGGAGGGTGACGGCAGGTAGGAGGTGAGCTCCACGATGGAGGACAGCAGCGTGTCCTCGTCCTCGTCGCTCTTGTTCTTCATGTGCTCGAACACCGTGATGGTGTCCACCGGCTGGCGAGCTCGCACCAGCGCCTGGATGGCCTCGTAGACGCTGCGGTGCAGGCGGTCGTAGAAAGCCTCCGCCGGCAGGTTGATGTCGTTCAGGATCTCGGCGTTCTTCTGCAGCAGGGCCGACAGGACGGCGCCCTCGGCCTCGAGGCTGTGCGGCGGGATGCGCAGGATCGCGCTCATGCGGCCTCCGTGCGCTCGAGAACCTGCTTCAGGCCCTTGGTGGTCATCAGGAAGTCGATGTCGCACTTCCAGTTGCCGTGCTCGGTGCCGCGCTTGCTGCGGCCCATCAGGAAGTCGTTGTCGCGGGCGAGCTCGAAGTAGCTGCGGAACCACTCCAGCCCCTGCTCCGCCGTCTCCGCGCGCCGCGCGCCGTCCGGCTTGGAGGTGGTGAGCACCCATTCCCAGCGCTTGCGCAGGCCCTTCTTCCGCTCGTCGTCCATGACCCGCACGCCAGGCAGTTCAGGCAGGAGCTCGAGGTACAGGGCAACGATGGCGTCGTAGGGGCAGGTCGGCGGCTTTGCTGCCGACGAAGCCGTAGGCTTCTTCTGTTCCTGTTCCTGTTCCTGTTCCTGATTAAGAAAGGGTTTGACAACGGTTAGCGAAGGGTTCGTCTTTGCGCTTGGCGGAGGGGCTGTCTCGATGCCCAAGGATGGGCCGCAAACCCGCATGAACTCTGGCTGCCAGCAGCATTCCGGCGGAACACCGCGGGCGACCTTGGCGGCCGACTTGCGCTGGTTCGGGTTCTCGGGAGGGTTCCACTCCAGATGCTTGACGATCCACACCCATTTCGACGTTTCGCAACGGTTAGCGAACCCTTTCGACAACAGTTCCCGAAAGGCTTCCGCAACCTGTTCGGCCGTCCACTTCATGTCCTCGCAGACATAGCCGTCCGGCAGGCGGAACACGCCCGCGATGGTGGTGTGCGGGCTGGTCATCAGGTACAGGGCCAGCAGCCGGCCGTCATCGGACAGCGCGCGGATGTCGGCGCTCGACCAGAACTTGCTGTGGACCTTGCCGTAGTCACGCACGCGAAAGCCCTCTCTCGAGCTCGAGCTTCGCCACGAAGGCCGCGCTCCTGCCGGCAATCAGCTGCTGCATCAGCAGCCTGGCCCGGTCGGCATCGCCGCGGTCTGCCAGGTTGCTGCTGGCGGCGTACAGGGCCATGTGGTGCTCTATGGCCTTGCCAGCGCGGTGGATGGCGGCCTCGCGTTCCTCGTCGGACAGGCGGTCGCGGCTTTCGCCTACATGCTGCTGAACTTCGCGGCTGGCATGCTGCGAAAGGGATTGCTGGGTGCCGGATGCGCCGGCCGGGCTTGCGGTTGAGCTGGTGAAATTCATGGCTGCCTCAGTGGTGCGGGTCGCCCGCGTCTTGTGCGGCCTGAAGCAAGGCGACCAGCCAGGCGACGAGTCCGGCAGCGATCAGGGCCAGGAGGCCGGCGCCGAGGATCTGCAGGAGGTGGTGGAGGGTCATGCGGGCACTCCTCCAGCCAGCACGCGGCGCAGCGCCACGTTCTCTTCCCGTGCCTGGCGCAGCTCGCGCTCCAACTCGGTCTCCCGCCGGCGCATGGCGTGCAGGTCGTAGCCACGGGAGTAGTTCATCCACAGAAGCGGGGCGTCGTTGCCGCACACGTCCATGACGCCGCAGAACTTCTCCCACTTGATGCCCTCAGCGCCCTGCTTCCAGCGCGTGAGCTGGGTAGCGTCAACCTTCACGCCATGCTTCTGCAGGGCGGTCTCCAGCTCCTTGTCGTAGCTGTAGCCGGCCAGCTCCGCGCAGTATTCGATGGCCCGGCCGAGGGTTGGCTTGCGCATCACCTCAGAGAGGGGAACCTCGACCGAAAGAAGGGTGGGTTGGCTCATGGTCCGCAAGGCTCCTCAGAAAGATTGCGTGGCGTTGCGAGGCTCAACCGGGCAAATTGCTGAGCCATGCGCGACACGAAAAAACAAACCGTCCACGATCAGGCCGCCTTCCTGCGGTCGTCTCCGGTCCACGGCTCGGACTGCATGCGCAGCACGTCCCAAGCGATGTCGGGGCGCAGGTCTTCGCAGCGGACCTGCCCTTCAGTGGCGCGCTCGATGAGCGGGCAGTACTCGGCCGGCACCCGGTTGCGGAGCCAGGATTGAACGGTCTGGTAGCGCTCCACGCCCAGGGTGTCGGCAGCCCTGACAGGGCCGCCCAGGAGGCGCACGGCCTTGGCCGCAGCCGTCTCGTCCAGGGTTTCGGTGTGGTCCATTTCGGTCCTATGCAAGATTCTCTAGCAATACTAGATGATCTTGCGTTGGACCGCAAGGGGTCGCATGAAAAACTTGTACGGATGGAAAATATTCACGAGCGCATCCGGCTGGCCAGGGAGGAGCGCAAGTGGTCGATGGAGCGGCTTGCCAAGGAAATCAGCGACGCCGAGGGGCTGGCGAAGCCTCTGGCATGGCAGACCATCCAGCAGTGGGAGAACGGCGCATCGGCCCCGAAGCGCACCCGCATGGCCCTGGTGAAGCGCCTGCTGGGCCTCGACGTGGAGGACGCCCGCGCCAAGGGCGACGTCTACGAAACCCTCACGGCCGATGAGCAGGCCATGCTGAAGAACTACCGCAAGCTGCTGGACAAGGACCGCAAGGCGTTCGACGGCGAGATCGCGGCGAAGGCCGAGGAGCGCCAGGCCGAGGCCGACGAGCTGTTCGCCCGCTACGGAGTAGCGAAGTCCGCAGAGCGCGCGCACGCCCGCCGCAAGGGCGATACGGCGGTCAGCAGCGCCGAGCCGGCCGCGGCCCGCGATCAGAACGACCTGTTCACACCCGGCGACGAATGAAGGCTCTGCTCGCCCCTTTCGCTGGCTCCCTGCTCTTGGCCGGGACTGTGGCCGCCGCTGACCCGCTTGCAGACTTTGAAGCGATCGTCCGAGGATGCAAGGCCGCACTGGACGCCGCCCCGGCGTTGGAGGTGGTGTACGTCGACCTGGCGAAGTCGTGGGTGAAGCGGGCCAGGACGCCGGCAATCGTCACCTATGACGTCAGGCGCACGGAATCGCTTGTCGCCCCGCTGGTGGCTCACATCGAGGTCGGCGTGACGCACACCAGCGACCGGGCCGCCAGCCAGGAGGATGCCCAGAAGATCGACTTGGCAGGCAAGACGCCCATCCGGCATGTGGACCGGATCAACTTCGCGCTTCGGGATGGGCGCTGGGAGGTTGTGGACGGCCGCTTCACTTCCACCATGGCCGGCGGCCCTCCGTCCTCGGGGGTGATGAGCCGCGCGGAGATCCTGACCAGGAAGGGCCCTCTCGGCTCCTGCGTGTCACCCTGACGGGGACGAGCCGCTGCGCGCCTTCCTGGTGGCTGCGCGCGAGAAGAACTCCCTGAGAACCTCCGGCACCATGTGCGTGCCGAACAGGATGAAATCCGTCGACACTCCATAGAGCAGAGCCAGGTCTGCCACGCGCTCGCCATCCGGCTTGCGGGAGCCTGTCTCCCAGGATGACACCGTCGACCGCGCCACCTTCTGCTCCGCCGCGACGTCATCGACCGTCATGCGCGCGGCCACCCGCAGCTCCCGCAAGCGGCTCCCGATTTCAACAGACCTTGCACTCGGCATCGTGGTTTGTAACTGTCTACCCCTAGTGTGCCTTCTCCACTCTGCGTGAGCCTGCAGAGCCATCCCATCCACGGAGAGTAGACGAGGCACATCCACTCTGGGTAGACGCCTTTCGGGTTAGGTCTGCCGGAACTGAGTCCCAAAGTGTTCAAAGTGGGATTCTCGTTAACCCGGATCGCCTCATTGTTGAGCTGAACTACGTAGAGGCATAGGTACTTGACCCTCTACAAGTTTCTCTTGCACTACTAGTTTCTCTTGTGCATACTCTCCGTATCGGCCCTAACGAGCCAAACACTGGAGAGACAGCATGGGAACGAGAGCGGACTTCTACATCGGCAGCGGCCCCACCGCTGAATGGCTCGGCAGCGTTGCATTCGACGGCTACGAGTGGGATGAAGAACCGGACTCCCCGCTGATGCGAGCCAGCACCGCTGAGGAATTCCGCATGGCGGTCGCGGCCATCGGCCTAGCCCGCGAGGACTTCACCAGCCCCGAACGCGGCTGGCCCTGGCCTTGGGACAACAGCCACACCACCGACTACGCCTACATGCTGATCGACGGCGCGGTGAAGGCGTACTGCTTCGGCAGCGAGTGCTTCATCAACGAACAGGGCGAGCACGACACCCGCGAGGAAAAGACCGCCGACTTCCCCGATATGAGCGCTCGCAAGAACGTGACGTTCGGCGCTCGCTCTGGCGTGGTGATCGTAGGAGCCTGACATGGCCTACCAACCCCACCCTACTGGAGATGAGATGAACCCCAATCAAGACCATTTGGGCTCGTCCATCTTGACGGCGGAGAGTCTTGCATGAGCCTAACCGCCGTCCCCGTGAAGATCGCGGAAGCGTGCGAGTTCGTGCGCAACTTTCACCGCCACAACTCCCCGCCAGTCTCCGGCCTGTTCGCTGTCGGCGCATCTGATGGCGTGCAGTTGGTCGGCGTGGCGATTGTTGGCCGTCCCGTTGCCCGCAGTCTGGATGATGGGGAGACGGCGGAAGTTACCCGCTGCTGCGTGCTGGATGACGCGCCAAAGGGAACGTGCTCCTTCCTCTATTCCCGGTGTTGGCAAGCCGCCAAGGCCCTCGGCTGGCGAAAGCTCGTCACCTACACCTTGCAAAGTGAATCAGGGGCATCCATGCGCGGGGCAGGTTGGAAGGCCGTCGCGCAGTTGCAAGCCCGTGATCCCGCTGACTGGCAGAACCGTCCAGGCAGGGAGTGGCAGGCGGTTGTCGGTCAACAAAAGATTCGTTGGGAGGCGGCATGAGCGAACGCGATCAACCTGACCGCTGCGGGCCTGAGCCGTCTTACAAGACTTGCCGAGACTGCGGGGCGTTCGTTGGCTCGCGCGATGGTTGCGCAACCAATGGATGTCCCGGCGAAGAACAGACGGAGTCGGAGCCTCCGCAAGATTCTCCGCCCTCCACGAAGTCCGATGTCAAGTGAAAAAGAAAGGTATCCCATGTCCCAACCCCACCAGAGTGAAGAAGCAACGATGAAGCCGAACCTGCAACGCGAGCAGCGCCTGTACGACGCCCTGCGCCGCATCGCCAAATACACAAGCCCCGACGAGCTTCGGCGCGTGTCCGAGCACAAGTACGGCCTCGACGGTGACGAGGCTATCGAGGCGGCATACGAGAACGTGCTGAACGAGGCGCGCTCAGCGATCAAGGTCTTGCGCAGACCGGAGCCGCTGTCCGGCGAGTGACCAACAGATAAGAAAGAGGACTCCCATGCAAACCATCCTCCGCGACCAGCGCATCCCTGATTGCCTCGGAGCGCAAAAAGACAGTTCGGTCAATTTGACCTCGGACTCCGTGACAACGGAGAGTCTTTCATCGGAGCCGTGCCACTGCGGCGCTGCGGTGCGAGTTCACTATGGGCCAGACATTCGATTCAACCCGCCGTGCGACAAGCCGCGCATGTACCGCGCTGAGTGCAGCGGCCATTGCATCAATCCCAGCTTCACCTGCTTTACGCCGGAACAGGCGCTGGAACGGTGGAACGAACGGATGCGCAAAACCCGCGCCACCGGGAGCCAGCAATGAACCTCGTCACCTTCCCTCCCCACTCCGACACCCACTAGGAGAAGCCATGTCCTACCTGCTTGATTCCGCCCTGACCGCAGCCCAGCGGCAGGAGTGCGAGGCCAACGATGCGGCCCTGGCGCGGGCGATGGCGCCGACGCTGGGGCTGCGCGTGAACCGCGGCCCGGCCACTCCGGTGTCGGGCAGCGCCATGGACGCGCTGATGGCATCCCTGGAGAACGCCGAAGCCCTCGGCGTCGAGGTGGGCCGCGTGGAGATCAGCGAGACCGAGGCGATCCAGATGGACCTGGCCTGGCAGCGTGACCGGGCAGCGCGTGACGCTCGCCGGCTTTCGGAGACGGTGCAGGTCGAGGCGCAGCTGGATGAGATGCGGCGCGGGGGTGCGCTGTGATGCGGTGGATTCACGGCACGCCAATCGGCGGCTCTCGTCAAGACGTGGTGCGGTTCCTGCGCGGCCGGGATGCGCTGGTGCCCTTCCCTCGCCAGGACGATCTTGGAGCTGTAGCCGATGTGTGCCGCTCGTTCGTGTTCGACAACGGGGCCTTCTCCGTCTGGAAGCGCGGCGAGGTGCTGGACGTGGACGGCTACACCCGCTGGACCGAGCAGTGGCACCGCCACCCCGGATTCGAGTGGGCGCTGATCCCTGACGTGATCGACGGCGACGAGGCTGACAACGACGCCCTGCTTCGTGACTGGCCCAAGCACCTCCCCGGTGTGCCGGTGTGGCATCTGCATGAGGACATCGCCCGCCTGGAGCGGCTGTGCATGGGTTATCGCACCGTGGCGCTGGGCTCGTCCGGTGAGTGGGCTACGCCGGGAACGTCCGGCTGGTGGGGCCGCATGTCCGAGGCGATGAATGCGGTGTGTCCTGACGGTCGCCCGATGGCTCGCCTGCACGGCCTGCGGATGCTCGACCCGGCCATTTTTAGCAAGCTCCCACTCGCCAGCGCCGACAGCACGAACGCTGCCGTGAACTGCGGCTCACTAGACCGCTTCGGCATGTACCTGCCCCCGACAGCAGCTCAGCGCGCGGCAGTGATCGCCGAGCGCATCGAAGCACACAACAGCGCGCCCACCTGGGCCGCAGTCCCAATCCAACAGGAGGTTTTCGCGTGATCTATGTCGCCATCGCTCTCTATGCCGCCGCAATGGTCGCGGCCAACCTCATCGTCGTGGCCTTCGGGCCGTGGGTGATGCCGTTCAATGGGTTCTTCCTGATCGGCTTGGACCTTGCCCTGCGGGACTGGCTGCACGTTCGCCTGCGTGCTTGGCAGATGGGTCTGCTCATCGCCTCCACCGGGCTCATCACCTATCTGCTGAACCCCGCCGCGCAGACCATCGCCATCGCCAGTGCGATGAGCTTTGCAACCGCTGCGCTTGTGGATTGGGCTGTGTTCCTGCGGATGCCAGGAACGTGGTTCCAGCGCAGCGCCAGCAGTAACGTCGCCGGGGCCTTGGTCGATTCGCTCCTGTTCCCACTGATCGCATTCGGGGCCTTGAATGTCGCGCCTGCCTTGTTCATCTCCAAGGTCGCAGGCGGGACCGTGTGGGCGTGGCTCCTGAGTCGGCCGATGAAGCGATCTCAATCCCAGGAAGCCGCATGATGCGCCCCCTGCTCCCTCTGTGGCGCACCTGGCGGCTTTTCATCCTGTCGCGTGGACTGGAGAGCTTGTGCAGGCGCAACCCGACCCATCCCGATATCCCGCTGATCCTGATGGAGCTTTCTTACTGGAGGGAGCAATGACCCTCTACACCGACGACGGCGGCCACACCGTGCACGGCGGCATCGCCTTCCCCATCGAACCCGACGCGCCGGCCGACGACGAAGGCCCCGGCATGTTCCTGAGCGCCGGCTTCTGGGCCGGCGGCCTCCTGTCGCTGGCCGCGTGGTCGGCCATCTGGGTCAGCGTGGCATGGCTCCTGGATCGGATCTGACGATGCGCCAAGTCCACGAGTCCGCCCTGCTGGAGGAGCTTGCCTTCGCCAAGCGCGCGGCCGAGAAGTTCGCCGCCGAGCCGGGCGTCTCCTCCTTCACCGACAGCGAGATCGAGCGCGGCGCCTTCCTTGCGCTGCGCTGGGGCCTCGGCGACGACTGCGTGCTCGTCCTGAAGCTCGACGACATCCACACCCCAACCATCTACGCGCAGCAGGTCCGCCTGGCCGCGTCCACCACCACGGAGAAAGCATGACAACCGCAACGATCAAGGGATTCGTCTACCACGCCGACTACGGCTACGGCGAGCCGGAGTTCCGCATCCTCGGCTCCGACAAGATGTCCGACCAGCACTACACCCTCGTCGGCCCGCTGTCGATCGAATACGAAGTGCCGGCCGACTTCAACCCCACCGCAGCCAAGCTCGCTGCGCTGGAGGCCGAGAAGCAGAAGGTCCGCGCCGCATACCTCGAACGGGTTCGGGAAATCGAGCGGCGGATCGCCAACCTCCAGGCGCTGGAAATGACGGTGGAGGCGGCATGAACAACCTGCAGCTCGTCACCGACGACGTCTATTCCGTCCGCGACTCCTTCGTTGCGGTGCTCAGCGACCGCGACATCAACTTCGAGCGCGAGGCCGGCTTCGCCATCCAGGCCATCAGCCGCAACGACTACGCGCTGGGCATCGCCGCGAAGTCCCGCCAGTCGGTGATCGACGCCGTGACCAACATCGCCGCCATCGGCATCAGCTTGAACCCGGCGAAGAAGCAGGCGTACCTGGTGCCGCGCGACGGCCGGATCTGCCTGGACATCAGCTACATGGGCCTGATGGATCTGGCCATGGCCACCGGGTCGATCAAGTGGGCGCAGGCCGCGCTGGTGCATGAGAACGACACGTTCGTCCTCAACGGCTTCGACAAGCCGCCCGCGCACAACTACTCCCCGTTCTCCACGAACCGCGGCCCCATCGTCGGGGTGTACGTGGTGGTGAAGACCGCGGACGGCGAGTACCTGACGCACACCATGGACATCGCCAGCGCCTACGCGATCCGCGACCGATCCCCGGCGTGGAAGAAGGACAAGTCCGGCCCGTGGAAGACCGACGAGGGCGAGATGATCAAGAAGACGTGCGTGAAGCAGGCGTACAAGTATTGGCCGAAGACCGAGCGCCTGGAGCAGGCCATCCACTACCTGAACACGGACGGCGGCGAAGGGCTGGAGCCGACCAACGTGCAGGCCACCGCCGCGCCGCAGGCGCCGGCCGAACTGGTCGAGCAGGCCCGCACCGCCGCGATGGCAGGCGTGGCCGCCTATGAGCACTTCTGGTCGAACACTGGCAAGGCGAACCGCAAGCTGCTGGCCGAGCACCACGAAGGCATGAAGGCTGCCGCGCGCCGCGCCGACGCACCGCCGCCCAACGTCACCGACGTGGAAGCCAAGGAACCCGCAGCCGAGGTGTCGGCATGAAGTACATCACCTGCGAACAGGGCTCCGAGGACTGGCTGCTGGCCCGCGTGGGCAAGATCACCGCCAGCCGCTTCCGTGACGCCCGTGACCGCCTCAAGCCCGCCAAGGGCGAGACGATCGGCAAGCCGTCCTCCAAGTGCATCGCCTACGCCGCCCAGGTGGCCGTGGAGCGTATCGCCGGCCGCCCGCTGGACAAGGCTTTCCAGTCCTGGCAGATGAAGGAAGGGCAGGAGCAGGAGCCGCACGCGCGCAACGCCTACGACGTGGAAACGGGGCATGTTGTGCAGGAAGTCGGCGCCATTGCCACGGACGACGACCGTTTTCTCTACTCGCCCGACGGACTCATTGCCGACGACGGCCTGCTGGAGATCAAGACCCTCTTGAGCGCGGACACCATCGTGCGCGTGGTCGGCGGCGGCGACTTGTCCGACTACATCGACCAGTGCATGGGCGGGCTCTGGCTGACCGGCCGCAAGTGGATCGACCTGGTGCTGTGGGCGCCTGCGCTGGAGCCCATCGGCCGCGCGCTGACCATCCACCGCATCACCCGCGACGAGGACGCCATCGAGGCGCTGGAGGTGGATCTGATCGCCTTCGCCCGCATGGTGGACGACGCCGAGGCCAAGCTGCGCGCGGAAGTCAAGGCGCTGCAGACGGAACCGGAGGCCGCCTGATGGACGCCGAAAAGGACGCCGCTGGCGTGGACTTACCTGCCGAACCCAACGGCGAGGAGCAACATACGTGTCGCCTGTTCGTGCGACGGACAGGCTGGGACCGCGACTGCGCCGCGTGCATGAAGGCCCGCGCGGCCGCTGGCGTGAAGGTGCTGCCTGCGACCGAGCCGGGGCAACGCTTCTACGAGGTGCTGCACGCCTTCGATAAGCAGGAACACCCCGATACGTGGGCGCAGCTTGCGGCATCGTGGAAGTCCGTCTACGCCAACATGGAGCGCAGCTTTACCTCTGGCGTGCGGGTATCTTATGAATCTCAAGGAGAGCAGCATGGAAATGAACTGGATTCCGACCGCCGAACGACTGCCGCTGATCGGGGAGCGGGTGCTGATCTTCAGCACGTCACCGGCCACGGGCAACAGCAGGATTCATCTGGCATGGCGCGTGATCCCCTACGAGGACGCGACAACGTGGTGGTGGGAAACGTCACGGCAGCAGCCGAGCAGCCCAGTGGTGCCGGACTTCACCAGCCACTGGATGCCGCTGCCGGAGCCGCCGAAGACGTAGCTGCCCGTGGCGTGCCACTACCTGCCCATGAAGCAAATCCGCCGGCAGTCCCCGATGACAGGAAAACTACGCCATGAGCGGCATCACCCTTTCGCGCGAGGAAATCGAAGCCCTGACCGGCTACGAGCTGGCGACCAAGCAGCTCAACGTCCTGCACGCCCGCGGCTTCCTGCGCGCCTTCATCAACCGCCGCGGTGAGGTGGTGCTGGAGCGCACCCACTACGAGGCCGTCACCAAGGGCGAGACGCCGGCTCATCAGGCATCCGGCAAGCGTGCTAATCTTTCCTTCCTGAAGGCAGCATGATCCGACGCCGCGCCACCCCTGACGGCCTGCCGTTCCGCGTGTACGAGCGGTTCGGCGTGCGCGTCTACTCCATCGGCTACAAGATGAAGTCGGGGGTGTGGGCGTTCCGCTACGAGTGCCCGGTGGACGATGCGCGCCAGGTCGCCACGCTTCGCCGCAAGGCCATCCTCGAATCCGCGACCATCACCGACGAGCGCCCCATCGGCGGGTTCGCCGGGCTGATCGACGCATGGTTTGCCTACCAGGAGGCGCTGCCCGCATCCTCCGCGAAGAAGCGCGCCACCTCCACGATCACGGAGAACAAGCGCGAGGCGGCCATGCTGAAGAAGGCATGGGGACACTTCGAGGCGACCGAGATCACCAAGGCCATGGGCTACGCCTACCTGCAGGCGTGCGAAGCAAAGCGGCCGGAGAAGGGCAACAAGGAAATGGCGCTGGCCCGCCTCATCTTGGAGTACGGCATCACCCGAAACGTGGTCACGGAGAATGCGCTGGACGGCCTGAGCAAGAACCGCACGAAGAAGGAAAAGCGCCTCGTCACCCAGCCGGAGATGGATCTGGCCGTGGAGATGGGCCGCAAGTTCGGCGGCGCCCGGCTGGTGGTTGCGCTGGCGCTGCGCACGGCGTGGCTGTGCGTCAAGCGCTCGGTGGAGGTGCGCGGCATCACGCGCGACGGCATCCGCGAGGACGGGCTGGCGTGGCGCGACGGCAAGGACAAGACGAAGGCCGAAGTGCTGATTGAGTGGAGCCCCGAGCTGCGCGCCACCGTGGACGAGGCGCTGCAGGTCAAGCGCAGCAAGGTCGCCGGCACCATGTACCTGTTCGGCAACCAGCGCGGCCAGCGCTACACCAAGGGCGGGTGGAAGTCGATGCTGGACGACCTGATGCGCGAGTGCGAACTGGAGGCGGCGCGGCGCAAGCTGGCGTTCCGCAAGTTCAGCCTGCAGGACTGCCGGCCCAAGGGCGTAAGCGACAAGCTGGCGCAGGGCCACGAAGACACCCAGGAAGCGACCGGGCACACGGACGGCAAGATGATCGCGCGGGTGTACGACCGGCGCGAGCAGAAGCGGGCGAAGCCTGCGGCCTGACGGACGGCCTTGCGGTTTCTTTTGGTGTGTATATATTTAGGTTGTTGCCGTGGCGTAGTTGATAGGTACTTCACTTGTAATGAAACCCATCCTTTCGACGTTTGTTCCCGGCATTATTTTCGCGGTGGCGTTGGTGCGAGTTACTTCTTTGGTTGAAAAACACTCGTTCCGCTTGTTCCCCGCTCACGGTTTGCGGTGTCGTAGATAGCAGTTACTTCGTTTGTCGCAGGTTCGATTCCTGCCAGCCGAAAGGCTGTAGCTCAGTTGGTAGAGCGCCGGACCCGAAAGGGTTTACTGCTTTCGCCTGTTACCCGCAATGATTCCCTCCAAGGAGTGGCGATGAAGACGAATCTCGCGGTCAAGTATTCCGTCAACCTGACGGAACAAGGCGCACCCGCTGCGCGCATCACCCCGGAACAGGAGCTGCGCCGCACCGTTGCGGCCTGCCTGCTGTGGGAGGACGGCTTCTACGAATCCGGCACTTCCGTTGCCGACCGCATCAAGGAGCTGGTCCCGAAGTGCCGCCCGGAGTACGTCGCAGCCTGCGCCTTCGAGGCGCGCAGCAAGATGAAGCTGCGCCACACGCCGATGCTTCTGGCGCGCGAGATGGCTCGCCTGCCGTCTCATCGCCTGCTGGTCGCCAAGCTCCTGCCGGACATCATCCAGCGGGCCGACGAGTTGGCCGAGTTCGTTTCGATCTACTGGAAGGACGGCAAGCAGCCGCTGTCCAAGCAGGTCAAGACCGGACTGGCTGCGGCGTTCCTCAAGTTCAACGAATACCAGTTCGCCAAGTACAACCGTGACGGCGCGGTGAAGCTGCGCGATGTCCTGTTCCTGTGCCACGCCAAGGCGCAGACGCCGGAGCAGGATGCGCTGTTCAAGAAAATCATCGGTGGCACGCTGGAGACGCCCGACACCTGGGAGGTCGCCCTGTCGGGTGGCGCGGACAAGAAGGAAACCTTCGAGCGCCTGATGGCGGAGGGCCAACTTGGCGCGCTGGCGTTCCTGCGCAACCTGCGCAACATGAAGGAGGCCGGCGTCTCGCAGGATCTGATCGTTGGCTATGCGTCGGCGGTGGACATCACGCGAGTCCTGCCGTTCCGCTTCCTGGCGGCGGCACGGGCTGTCCCGGCTTGGGAGAACATCCTGGAGCCGATGATGCTGCGCGCCTGCGAGGGCCGCGAGAAGCTGCCCGGCAAGACGGCGGTGCTGCTGGATGTCTCCGGGTCAATGGACTCGCCGGTTTCGGCCAAGTCGGACATCACGCGGCTGGATGCGGCCTGCGGTGTGGCGATCCTGCTGCGCGAGCTGTGCGAGGAAGTGGAAGTCCTGACGTTCTCCAGCGCTGTGGCCCAGGTGGCTCCGCGCCGTGGCTTCGCCCTGCGGGATGCCATCGTGACGAGCCAGCCGCACAGCTCGACGTACTTGGGCAAGGCGGTGGAGGTGGTGAACGCCAAGATCCAGCACGACCGGCTGATTGTCCTGACCGACGAGCAGACGGCAGATCGCGTGCCGAACCCGCTGCGCAAGGGCTACGTCATCAACGTGGCATCCAACAAGAACGGCGTCGGCTACGGCGCCTGGAACCACATCGACGGCTGGTCGGAGGCCGTGATCGACTACATCGGTGAACTCGAACGAATCGCCGCCTAAGCGCGGGCGCCCACTGGCAGGCCCCGAGCCCCTCGAACGTGTCAACGTCATGCTGGACCGAGACACCCAAGAGGGGCTCAAGTCTTTGGGCGGCGGTAACCTGTCGGCTGGCATCCGTCACGCCTGGCAGATGCTCAAGGCCATCATGCCGGCCAAGCGCCGATGACATTCATATTCCAAAGATCAGGAAACGTATTCCAAAATGGACAACGGGTCACAACCTCGCGGCTGCAACCCGTTGAATTCACTACGGACTTTGGCGGAGTGGACGGGACTCGAACCCGCGACCCCCGGCGTGACAGGCCGGAGCCTGAAGTGAATATCCACGGGGCCTGCGGCCCGATTCGATATTCCAAAGAATGGCCCGCATTGGTGTGCCGTTCCCTCTGGCGACAAACGGCTATTCCAAAGAATTCGGCCGGTATCCCTCCCCCATCCGGCCTAAGCCTTCCCCCTACCCGCTCCTACTGGCGGGGATCTAAGCTCATCCACAGGGAGAGAACATGAAGAACCTGATCTTGGCCGCGGCCGTCCTGGCGCTGGCTGGCTGCGCCTTCGCGCCTGAGCCCGTGAAGCACGTCACCAGCCCGATGGGGTGCACGGCCACGGCCCCCAGCGCCGCCGGCATGGTGCAGGTGGAGCGGTGCACGGCTTGGGAGTTCGGCCCCAGCATCGAGCAGCAAAGGCGATTCGAGCGGCGCTGAAACGACGAAACGCCCCCGACCCCGTAGGGCCGAGGGCGAGAGGCGGAGCGGAACGGGATCAGCCGACGCGATACCAGGTCGTGTTGGAGCTGCGGTACTCGAACTTGCAGAAGCCGCCAGCCGCCAGCGTGGTCGGGGCGTTGAGCACGTTGCCGGCCACGCCTGCACTGTCTCGCACGGTCACGGTGGTGATCGCGTTGTCCGTGGCAATCTCGAAGGTCTGCCCATTGACCGGAGAGGCCGGCAGGTCGAAGGTGAGCGCAGCCTTGGCCGCGCCCGTGTTGACGTACCGGCGCGGCGGGGCGGTCAGGGCGACGGTGCCGCCAGTCCCGACGTTGGCGAAGATGGAGGGCTCGACCTTCAGCACCTCGCGGAATGCCGTGCCGTCATAGACGTACATGCGGCCGACGTCGACCATGGCCACGTCACCATCCACAGGCGTGCCGGACGGCAGGGTGGCATTGGGGTCCAGGTAAAGCTGCGCACGAACCAGCCCGCCGCCAGGCACAACCGCCTCCAGGCCGGGGCCGCTGACCGATCTGCCGGAAACCCCGGCGCCGGTTCCAGCCGACTCGCCTCGCACCGCTGCGCCGCCCGTTGCGTGGCGGCTTTCCCCGTGAACGCCATACCTCCCGGAGGCCGATGCCCCGCCGTGGATGCCCGTTCCGCCGTTGCTCTCGCCGTCCACGGCATACCCGCTGCCGTCATTCGCTGCGTCTATCGTGGCGTTGTTGTCGTTGTTGTCAGCAAAGAGGGCGCTGCCGGCGGTGAAGTTGGGGCTGCCGAACTGGCCGACCACGAAGTCAGCGCCAGAGGAGCGCCGACCGATACCTGCCAACTCCTCGAACACGCCATCCCCGCGGTCCCCGAAGAACCGCATTTCGTTGACGTTGGCGTCGATCACCATCAACTGGCGGTCGGTCGGGATGACGACGGCACCGTCAGGCTGCGCCAGCACGCCGCTGCAGCCAGTGAAGCTGGTATCCGTCTTGCCGGTGTAGGTGAACAGGTCGCGGTCGTTGGTCGGCCCGAACACCATGGCGGTCCCGGAAGCCGGGAAGTCTGCGGTGCTCCTGACGTTGATGGTGGCCGCGGCAGCCAGCACGGCGCCGTCCAGCGTGGTTCCGGCTGTGCCGAAGGAGCCGGCGAACACGTTGGTGCCTGACAGCGTGCCGGCAGTGATGTCGTCTGCGTTGGCCGTGGGCGCCGTCGGCGTGGCGCTGAACTCCGCCGACAGGTCGTAATCGGTCGGGTCGATCTGCGAGAAAAGGGCCAGCACCAGGTAGTACGTCGTGCCCGCCACCAGCGCCGAGCCAGCCGCGTCCTTGTTCACCGGCACGAAGATGTCGGGCCCTTCGTACACCAAATTCGACGGACCCGGCGTGAACCCGCTGGTGGTGTCCATCCAGATCAGCAGCCCGCCCAGGTCGTCGCGGTCAGGGTTGTCCACCGACACGGTGATCTGCAGCGCGCCTGGGATGACGAGGGTTGCCATGCGTGTTCCTTACGGGGTCGGCGGACGGCTGATCGTGATCGCCGCGGTGGCGCTGGCCGTGCTCACGTTGTTGTAGAGATCGACCATCCGCGCGCTGATGCGGAAGGTGCCCAGCGAAGGAGCGCGCCAGATGGCCCGACGCCGCTGAGACTTCACGGTGTCGGTCAGCGTGCCGGAACTCCACACGTCCCCGGAGCCGTCCTTCTCGATGCGGAACTCGTAGTGCTTCAGGTCGTCCGGCACGGTGACGCCGGAGATGGAGGCCAGCATCTCGATGTCGCGGCCCGTGCGGGTGAGCGTCAGGTCGGCCAGGGCCTCCAGCGCGTCATTCGTCAGGGAGACGCTGCGCGACAGGGTGCTGTAGCGCTTTCCGGTGTCGCGTGACTTCACGTACCAGGTTTCGGTGGCGCCGGGGTCGGGAAGGTCCACGTAGACCCGCGAGGCGCTGCCGCGGTAGACATGCCCGGCGGTGCCCCAATCGGCGTCAGCGGTGCGAACCTCGTATCCGGCCAGATCCAACTCGTCGTTGTCCGGCCACTCCAGCAGCACGCGGCGGCCGGAGACGGTGGCGGTGAAGGGCGCGGCCACGCGAGCGGGTGGCTCGGTCTTGCCGATGACGACGTGGGCTACCTGATTGCTCCATGCCGACTTGGCGATGGAAGTGCGAGAGCGGGCGCGGAGGATGTGGGCTCGGCCATCGCGCACCCCACGAATGATCGCCTCGGCGGCGTCACCGTCCACCGTCTCGGTCTGCCACTGTTCGGTGCCGAGCCGCCGCCATTGAACGTCGATAAAGCCGCCGTTGGTGATGCGCCGATCCGTGAGCGCGGTCCAGGTCGGCCGCATGTTCGACACCACCGTGCCGTCAGCCATCTCCGTCAACTCGTCGCCGTCGCTGTAGACGCCGGCAGCGGTCAGTACGGGCGGCTCGATGTCCCAGGGGGTCGGGAGCCGGGTGTTGTCGCCGTAGCCCTGCGGCAGGAAGGTCGCGTCTGGCGTGAATATCGCCGCGCGGGTTTCCTTCAGCGTCAGCTTGATGATCCCCTTGTCGTGGTGCCACGTCCGGCCAACCACCATGAAGGTCTTGTTCACCCAGCCATAGCGGGCCAACGTCAGGCGCACCACGTCGAACAGCTCCAGCGGGTAGGCCGTCATCTTGAACGGCGCCTCCACCGTCAGCGGGTCGCGCGCATCGCGCATCATGATCCCGGCGATGTGCTGGGCCTGCGCGGCGTGGGAGACTGCCGTCAGGGTGATCTCCTGCGCCAACTCCACCCCGTCGCGCGTGACCAGCGCCGCGCCCTTGACGGGAGGCAGGCCGCTCGGCTTGTAGTCCTGCCCGCCGTCCCAGATCCGCAGGTTCACGGTGTTGAACTTCTCGGCGCGCTCGCGGTGCACGGAGATAGACACCTGCTCCTGGCTTTCGCTGTCGCCGCGCATCTGCGTGGTGGCCAGGTCTTCGTCGTCCAGGTCCATGACCGGGGAGGTGTAGACGCCTGCACGGATGTAAAGCTCGCCGCCGGCAAAGGCCCACATCCCGCCCATCGCTTGCGTCAGGTCGTCCAGCAGGGATGCCGCAGGAGCGCCGAACTGCCCCACCAGGCCGGCGGTGAACATAGGGCGGGTTTCGGTTTCGCCGTCCACCACGTAGTCGTGGGAGATGTCGCAGGCGTTCGCCGCGGCAATGAAGCGGTCGTCTTCGTCCGACGAGATCGTGGCCTTGCCGAAAGAGGCATGCTGGTAGACGTGCCGAGCCAGAAGCGCCGGGTTCTCGCTCCAGGCCGTGGTGGCATCGCGCGGGTCGTACACCTTGGCGCCACGGATGCGCGCGGTGAGTTGGGGAACGCCGGTCGGGAAGGCGTTCTCGTTGTAGGTGAACTCCCCGATCAGCTTTGCAACGCCGCGGCCCCGGTGATTGGCGCTCCATAGGTCGGGAAACAGCTCCAGCGTCCGCGCATCGGCGGTCGTCGTGGTCGTGCCCAAGTCCCACCAGACGCGGGCATACGGCACCTCCATGTCGTACATGTAGGTGAGCATGATGGTGCCCGTCTCGTCGTCGGCGAACTGCACGGTGTCGCCGATCTCCGTGATCGTGACGCTGAAGTCCTCGGTACTGGCGTTCACGAACGCAGTCACGGAGCCGGGCACTACCGACGCAGGACTGACGAGGCCGGTCGGCAGTGGTAGTGCCTCGATCTGGCCAGCCGTGGGCGCCCCGACGGTGTGCGTGGCGGTGAACCGCTCCAGTTGCAGGTAGGGCCGGTCCAGCACGTAGCCGTTCGCGTCCAGTTCCACCTCCTTGTCATTGAGGTAGACGGCCTCCACCGCGTCGATTTCATGCCCGGCCAGCATGACGTGGAGCAGGAAGGTTTCGTTCACCGCTCCGGCGCTGCCGCGGAAGGCCACCGGGCCGCCCTTGCGCACGCGCCCGAGCACCAGGTCACGCGGGGCCGCGGTCGTGACGATGTTCGCCAAGCGGTCAACCTGCGCGGAGTTGTATGCGCTGCGCTGCTTTTCCTTGGCACTCTTCGCCTGGCGGGCGGAGTACGCCGCCATACCAGCCATGAAGATGGCGGTGCCCAGCAATGAGGCGACGGTCAGCGTGCCGATAACGAAGGTGGTCCCGAGTGCCGGGGCCATCGCGGCAATGGCGACTGCGATTACTTGCGGCATCAGCCGACCTTCCACGCCGCGAGGGCTTGCTTCATGGGAACAGCGATACCGGGGGAGATGGCTGTCTGCCCGTTGCAGATCGCAAGGGCCTCCCTCTTTCCTGTCCGCACCGTCACAACGTCACCCACGCGGGCGAAGGATGGCGGGACAGGATCACCGAGGGCGCGGGAGGCCAGCGCGCGGACGCCGCCGATCCTTGCCAGCGCCCGCATGCCGTCGCGCACGTTGGTGTGGCCGCGCAGTTCCGGGCAGGTGTGCACGCCGGTCATGGCCTCCACGGCGTCGGCCGCGAACAGCGCGCAGTCGTTGCTGCCCCATGCGAACGGGACGGCCGCCCGCTCCAGCGTGAACGCCTCCAGCCGCATCTGCCAGTCGGGGTAACGCTTCACAGGGGGATGCCCAGCCCGATCTTGGCGCCCTGGTACAGCGCCTCTTTGGTCGGCCACGGCACCGGCTTGTCCGACTGCGACACCACGTACTCGAAATAGTCGTCGTTCGCGTAGAGGCTTCGCTGGTCTGCGTCGTTGTAGACCAGCGGGTTGCCGCGCAGCAGGTCCACGCCCTTGTTCTCGGCGGACACGGCAATGCTTCCGGTCTTGCCGTCTTCGCCCAGGCTCATCGTGTCGGCGTAACCAGCCCAATCGAGCGGGGCGTCGATGATCGCGAGCGTGTCCTTGTCCAGGATCGCCGTGCGGATCTCGATGGCCGAGCCCTGCACCTCGTCGGCGTCGTCCAGTGCAAGGGCGACGTTGGAGCTGTCGAAGTTCACCAGCTCCAGCTTGATGCCGCCGGGGTCGCCGCCGCCGTCCGTGATGGGGGAGATTTGCCCGAGGCCGAGGGCGGCACGGTATTCCGTGCCGTCGTAGGTGAAGGTGTAGTTGCTGTCGTTGAGCGCGACGGTCCCCGAGGGGAACGCGATCTTGATGAACGTCACCAGCGGCAGCACGCCATTGGCCAGTGCCGCCAGGATGGGCGCGGAGTACGACTTCACGCGATGCGCTCCCGCAGTTCCAGCGTCACCTCGTCGGAGACGCCAGCCATGTAGTTCACCCGCGACCTGGACGGCACGCGGAACGTGGTGGTCGGCTTGTCCCAGGTCACGGCAGCGCCGAGCGCCTGCGCCGTGCGGACACGGTTGACGATGGGCACTGTCAGCGTGCCAGCGCCGCCGGCCACGCAGTCCTCAGCCACCATGAACAGCAGTCCGCCCACGCCCACCAGGTCGCCGGCCAGCAGGGTCGCGCCGGCATCGGTGGTGATGCGCAGTTCGTCGTCGCCCTGATCTGCGGCCGAAGTCAGCACCGGGGAGCCGCGCATGGTCCCTCGCGGGTACGGGCTGGCAAGGTGCCAGAGGTGGACCCAGTTCACGATTCCGCGCAGGTTGTTCAGGAATGCCTCCAGCGCGCGGGATTCCGCGTGCGTGCGAACCGGCAAGGTGATGGAGGCTACCCAGCGGTCGTTCAGGCGGTCGATCACCTGCTCGTTGCCGCCTTGCGGCGAACTGTTGGCGATCTGGTTCGTCTCCAGATCCATGCTGAAGGCGCTCGGGCGCAGCGATGCCGGCCAGTTTCCAAGGGACGCCATGCTCAGCCCCTCCCGTATCGGTCGCGGCGGTCGAGTGCGCCCATCAGCCGGCGGTTGTTGGCGTCCATCTCGGCCCTCACCTTCGGAATGGTCGCCACGTCGCCGACGACGAAGTTGTTGTGGAAGGTATAGGTGTTGCCACCTCCGCCGCCCTGCCCCATGGTGTGATCCAGCACCGTCTCCTTCGGGTGCAGCATCGCCATGAAGCCGCCCTTCCCATCCAGGCCGCCGGAGCGCGCACCGTTGCCGGTGTAGCCGCCGCCAGCGAAGCCGCCGCCGTAGTTGAAGTTCCCGGCACCGCCGCCGGCACCGGCCAGCGAGCCGCCGCCACCGAACAGCGAGCCGATCAGACCGACCCAGCCCTCCCCACCGCCGCCCAACTGACTCAGGAGCGCGTCGGACAGGGCATCGGCCGCGGCCTTGGACAGCCGCTCGAACACCGTGCGGCCCAGCGTCTCGGCAAACGCCTTGATCGGGTTGTCAGTGGAGGCGAAAGCAGCCTGGAACGCGCCGGACAGGTCGCTTTGCACTTCCTCGGCCAGCTTCTCGCGCTGCTTCTCCGTCTCCTTCGACAGATCCACCGCGTCCTGCGCGTCGGCGCGAACACCGATCAGCCCGCGGCGCTCCTTCAGCAGCGCAATCTCTCGCTCCAGCGAGGTGATCACCGTGGCCGACGCCTCGGAGTTCTGCGCCATGATCAGCGCTTCTTCCTTCAGCGCGATGGCGCTGGACAGCCGTGCCTTCTCCACCGCCGCGCGCGCCTGGCCTTCCTTGCCCAGCAACTCGATCTCGTCGCGCAGCTGCTCGTTCGTCTGGATCTGCGTCTCGATGTTCGCCAGCGCCGCATCGTCGGACGCTTGCTGCATCTGCATGGTCCGCTCGCGCGTGCGGATCAGTTCTTCCTCGGACTTGGCCTGCGCCTTGGTCAGGTCCACCTGCTTGGCGGCCTTCTCCAGTTGCTGCTGCAGGGCGGGCGTGACGGCGAAGCGCTTGGCCTTCAGGTCGTCCAGCAGCCGCTCGTAGACCGTCATCTCCTTGGCGACCTGCAGCTGTTTTTCCAGCGATTCCAGGTACTGCTTGGCCTCGGCCAGCGGGTCTTTGGTGGATTTCTTGGGCGCGTCGGGGATGGTGCCCAGCGAAGGCGTGACGAACGCCGGGTTCACGCTGCCCCGGCCCGCGCCGGCAGTCGAAGGCGTGAAGCCCTTGTCGGCCTCGCGGAACACGCCCTTGGCCTTCTCCAGCGCAGCGGCGACGTCTTCGATCTGCTTCAGCGCCTCCGGGCCGAGAATGCCAGTGGCCACCCCAGCCTTCAGCCGCTTCAGCTCGCGGTCCAGGAAGATCACGTCGCCAGCCAGCCCGGCCAGCTTCTTCTTCTCGAAGAACTCTTTGTCGAAGCCGAACAGGGCGAAGAACCCCTGCTCCTTGCCCTTCTCGAAAATCTTGTTGAGCGCCGGCAGCAGGTCGGACAGAAGCGAGCGCGCCGTGTCGGAGGCGTTGGCCTTCAGCCGGTTCAGGTTCTTGTTGAACTCCTCGGCTTCCTTGGCTGCCTTGGTCGACGCGATGCCGGTCAGCTCGGTTTTCTCGGCCAGGTCTTTCAGGAACGGCGCGGCCTCCTGCACGGACTTGCCGAACAGGAGTTGCACCGCGCGGGCCTTGTCGCCGTCGTTGGAGAACTGCGCCAGCGCCACCGCCGTCTGCCGCAGGGCCTCGGCGGGGTCGATCTGCTTCAGCCGCTCGGCGTCCAGCCCCAGCGCCTTCATCACCTGCGCGGCCTTCTTCCCCTCGTCGTCGGTGTCCGTCAGCACCTTGTTGAACCGGACGAGGATGGAGGCCGTGGACTCGAAGGCTTGGCCGTTCTCGCGCGCCACCCGATCAAGAGCGCTGATGTTCTCGACGGACGCGCCGGTCGCGTCGGACAGGTCGTTGAACTGGTCCAGCGCGTTGATGGAATTGCGGCCGATGGTGACGATGGCCGCCGCAGCCACAAAGGCGCCGGCCGCGATCACGGCACCGAACCGGGCCGCCGCCACCTGCGCACGCGCCGCCGCCGCTTCCTGGCGGTTGTAAGCGTCCACCGCCCGCAGGGCCGACTCCGCGGACTTGAGCTGCGCGGCAGACGCCCCGCGCTGGGCCAACTCGAACAGCTTGGCCTCGGTGGCGCTCTTGCCCATCGTGGCCGCGGCAAGCTGCTGCTTCTGGACGAATCGGTCGATGGAACGGGAGGTTTTCTCGTTGGCCGCCGTCATGGCGTCCGACGTGAACCCGGCCGTCTGCGACAGCGTGGCCAGCGACTTCTTCGCCTTGCCGACGCCAGCCTCTACGCCAGAGGCATCGGCTGTGACCTTGATGACTGCTTCGCCGAGTGCCATTCGTGCCCCAAAAAAAGGAAAAGCCCCCGAAGGGGCTTGGTGTGTCTACTTCGCGCGCATCGCCTGGAGCCCCACAGGCTCCATGACCGTGATCGCCTCGAACACGTCCGGCCAGTCTTCAGGCGGAATGCGCAGCATGCGAAGCGCCGGCTCGATCACGCTGTAGTCGAGGGCGAACGCGCCGCCCATGCCCACGCGCCACTGCATGCAGATGACGGCGAAGACGTTCACGGCCTGCACGTTGTCGGGCCAGAGATCAACCGGCGGGCCGCTCGCCTCCTCCACGGTGAGGCCGTACTGCTTGGCCTCGGCCTCGGAAGGTGTCGCCCGGTAGAGGGCGGCTGCGGCCTCTCTCAGTTTCCCAGGCGGGCGCCATTCAGAGCGCGCAGGTACTCATGGAAGATTTCCAGAGCCGCGCCCATGTAGTTCTTGCAGAGAACCTTCAGGTTCTTCGCGTTGAACTCGTCCTCCAGTTCCCAGCCGCAAGCGACCAGCAGGATGACGTCGGATTCTTCCTTGCCCTTCAGCTCCTTGGTGAGCTTACCGGCCGCCTCCCGGTCGCGGTGCTTGAAGGTGAACTCCACCTCCACCACCTTGCCGTCGTGCGTGGTGAGCCCGACCGGGCGCGTGAACGTCGGGTCGGGATTCAGTTTCAGCTTGGCCATTACGCGCTGTAGCGGGTCGGCTCGGCCAGCAGCGACAGGGTGACCTGCGTGGACATCGGCTCGTTGACGTTCAGCGAGGGCACGGTGCTCAAGCTCACGTAGGCGTTGTACAGCAGGATGGCGCCGTTCGCCAGGACGATCTTGACGGCGCGCGGCAGGCGGTCGTCGTTCGCGGTCTTGGCCAGGATGTAGCCGGCCAGGGTCGGGTCGTCAGCGATGGTGAACGTGATGCCGGCGGCCGACTTGGACGTGGGGATGCGGACTTCCGCGTCGGCTTCCAGGAACTGATAGGTGGCGAACTGCTGCTCGCCGCCAGTCGAGGAGACGCCGAGGATCTGCGACAGCTGCGTCCAGCCGCTGATCTCGCGCACCGTGCCCGTGCCGGTGCCGGCCGGGTACAGCGTGGTGCTGGTCGTGTTGATGTCCTCCAGCGTCACGTCGTTGGTCGACACGGAGTCGGCGCGGACGATGCGGGCGTTCAGGCGGGACCAGCCGGAGGTGACTTCCAGGTAGTCGTTTTCCACGACGCCGTGGGAGGCTTCCAGGGTAGCCACGGCCTCGGAGGCGTTGGACACGGCGGTCATGTCCTTTTCGGCACCGTAACCAGAAGCGATGCTCACGATGGAGCCATTGGGGAGAGCGACGGACACTTTGATTTCCTTTCAGAAGGGAATGAAAAAAGCCACCGCGGCGGGTGGCTTGGTTGACGTGCCCTTCAAAGGGCGGGAGAACTCAGTACCAGATCGAGAAGTCTTGGCGCGTGCCGAACAGGCCCGTATCAGGTTCGTGGTCGGCGGCCATTGCGCCGATGGGCGTAGCGCGCAGCGTGGTGGACGCGACCAGCGTGTCCTCCACCGTGCGCGCGAGGGTTGCAGCGGCGGCGCGCGTGGTCGCCCACACGTTCACCTGAAAGCGGGCGTTGCGCTTGCCGACAGCCGCCGACTCCAGGAAGCTCAGGGCTACGCCGCCGACTTGCTGGTAGGTGATGCGCGGCTCCGCGGCGCCGGCCGGGGCCACGTCGGGGTAGCAGCGGTTCGACACCAGCGGCCCGAGCGCCGCGAACAGGTCGGTTTCCACGGTCACAGGGCGGCCTCCATGCGGATGTTGAAGCGCACCTTCATCTTCTCCACCGCCTCGGCGGCCTTGGCCTCATAGGCGGGGCGCATGAAGGGGCGCGCGGCCATCTTGGACGTGCCGAACTCGACCCACTTCCAGTAGAAGGCATCGCCCTCGGCGTTGAACTTGCCGGATCGGACGGTGACCTTGTACGCCTGGAACTTACCCTCCTGGGCTTCTTCCTCCAGGTGCTTCACGATCACGTTCGCCTTCAGCACGCCGGAGCGCACCGGAGCGCGGGCCTGCGCCTCGTCGCGGAAGATGTCGGCGCCGGTGTAGGCCACGTCACGCAGCACGCTTTCGCTGACGGCGTCTTCCACCTTGTCCAGCATCTTGTCGAAGTCGCCGGAAATCGAGGAGCCGTAGATCATGCGAGAACTTCCGCCGCCAGGTCGCAATACTGCTTGCCCACCTCATCCGGCAGCACCGCCTTGATCTGGAACACCGTCTCGCCGATGGACACCCGCATGGCAGCGGTCACGTCGGTGCGGTAGCCGATGCGGATGGACGCCTTGGCGGCAGAGGTTTCGGCGTCGGCCTTGATCGACTCGATGCCGTTCAGGTACTTGATGTTCGCCCAGACGCTGGCAAGGTCGGTCCAGGTCTGCACGGGCTGGCCGGCGGTGTCCTGGGTGCTCGACTGCTGCTGAATCGTCACCAGCCGGTTGCGGCGTCGCACGTCCATTCAGGCGCCCCAAATCTTCTTGGTGTCCAGCAGCGAGTCGCGCGCCCGTTCCAGGCTCTTGCGCTCGTCCGGCGAAAGCGGGTTCAGAGGCGATTCGATCTCGATGTGCAGCAGCATGGCGGCCTTCACCGCTCGCGGAATATCCTCTGCCGCGTAGCCGGTCACAAAGCGCACCCGCACCGCATCAGGCACGTCCTGCGTGCTCGGCCAGATCGCGCCGTAGGTCAGCGACACCGTGCGGCTGTCTCCGTAGGTGCTCAGGGCGTAGTCGCCGCTGTCCATCGTGATCTCGGCGCCGGCCGTGTCCGTGTACTTGATGCTGGTCACACTGGTGACGGGAGGCATCGGCAGATCGAAGTAATCGCAGGCCGGGAACTCGTCCAGCGCAGCCTCCAGCGTCACCGGAGCCAGCGCGCGGCCGGTGTAGTGCTCGGCAAACTCGCGGGCTGCGGTGATCAGGGCGGTAAGGGTGCCGTCGTGCGACTCGTCGTCGGAGTCGACCTTGCACTGCAGGCGAGCCTCGGTCAGCGAGACGGGCTCGTCGGTAACGGCGGTGATGGTCTTGAATTTCATGTTCGCCCGCCTCTAAGCCACGTCAAAGAGTGGTGTTTTCAGCTCGTCCCACAGATACGCCCCGATGGCAGTCGATCCGATGCCGCTCGGGTGAACGCGACTTCCGGCAACGCGCTCGGTTGCCTTGATGTTGGTGTCGCTCGCCGGAGTTGCGTTCAGCGCCCAGGCTTGGGACTGATCGACGTAGAACACGTTGTTTGCGGTCCCGCCGTAGCTCACGTTATTCGCAACGTCAGAGATCCAGGTGCGGATCGTCGGCAGGTTGGTAGTCCTGCTGGTTTCGTCGCAGCTGGAGGGCGCAAGAAAGACCACCCGAACGTCCTTGTCAGGGTAGAGCCGGTCCCGCCGATCAATCCACCCCTTGGCCGCTTCCTTGAACTTCGCTTCGGTTGGGAACTTGCTCGTCACCGCGTCGTTCATCCCGTAGCTGACGAACCAGGTTTTCGCGTTGTGGAAGTATTTGCCGGAAGCTAGGTTGTAATACCCCTCCAGCATCGTCCGGCCATCCTCGGCCATGTTGCATACGATCTGGGCGTCAACGCCAGCGGCCCGCGCTGCGTCAACGAAAACCCGCGACCAGTGCCAGTTTCCGAGGTATGCGCGAGCATCGGCGTCGTTGCCCATGTTCGGGCCGCCCCATGCCGTGCTGTCGCCGAATACGGCAATGGTTTCCGTTCCATCAACGTGCGTTTCGTCGTCTACCTCGTAGCCGGACGCGAGGTATGCGACATTCTTGCCGGCGGTCGTTGGGCTCTTGTACTTGAGGGTGATGCCTGAGTTCTCGCCAATCACGTAGCCTGCAGGCACGTCAATGGGGACGGACCCGCCGCCAGAGCCGAACACCGCAGACAGCGTGGCGAAGTACGCCATGCCGCTACTGGCGACTCCAAGCCACGTAGACCAGGCGGAGTTGTCAGGGGTCTGATCGAGTTGGACAAGGCAAGCGCCGTCTGCAGACAAAGTGAGGCCGGTCAGGAAGAATCGCTTCCCTGGATAAACAAAGAAGCCGATCCCTGCGGAGACGGTGGCACCAGCGACCACCGCATCAGGCGTGACAGCCCAGTTTGTCCCGGAGTAGACCCGTGGCCTTGCGCGACCGGACAGGATGGCCCTTTGCAGGAAGCTCTCATTGGCCATCCCGATTGCCTGCCGGCTGGTGACGGGCGGAACATTAAGGGCGCTCATTTCATGTCCTATGCGATGGTGATGGCCGGCTGCACCGTGACCGCCCCATCAGAGTTGCGCGTCACTGCTGGCTGCGTCACCGTCTTGCTGGGAGTGCCGGCGTATGTCGCGTGCCAAGCATCGGTAGCGCCGAGGAACGTAGCGCTCAACGTGTCGGCCGTGTAGACGCCGTCAGTTCCGTCCGGCCACTCGATGGTCGCGGTCGTGATCGCGCCGTCGCTGTTGCGCGTGGCGCTGATCAGGCGGAACGCCGTGGCGTAGCCCCACGCACGGAGGAATGAATCACCTGCCGCCCCAGGGATCGCGCCGGCCGCTGCCGCGTATGCCTGAGCGGCCAGTGCGGCAGCCTGGGCATCATCAACCGATGCCGGCGGCTCCAGGCTAAGAATGTCATGGAGGTTGCACGCCGTCTCCGGCACGGTCGCCAGTGCTGCTTCCTGAAGGTCGCCTTTCTGGCTGTAGACCATCACGCGGTACTGCGTGCCCTGCGTTCCCCGACTGTTGGGCCACAGTTCAACCGTTCCCGTACCGTCAGCGGCGAGTTCCACGGTCGTCGCCATCGGAACCACGATTCCGTCGTCAATATCGGCCGCGGTCAGCTCGAAGCGCACGCGCCCATTCGGCAGCGCGGAGCCGATCACCTGAAAGGCGGCAATCGAAACAGTGACGGTAGTAAGCGGCATGTCGTTACTGCAGCAGCCAGACTTCGTAGCCTTCCAGCGTGATCGTTTCGCCAGTGTTGGCAAGCTGGCCTGTCAGGAGGATGGTGACGGCAGCTGTAGTGTCCACGCTGGATGTCGGCAGCGCTGCCGACGAGTTGAGCGTGTAGGCCGGGGTGCCAGTGCCGATGTTCCCAATTTGCGAGGAAGCGCTGTTGCGGTTGCGGATGATCCGAACGTCGGCCCCAGTGGCGGATGTGGTCAACGCCACGGCCAGGTAACTCGTCCCGCCGAACTTCACGCGCAGAGTCTTGCTGTTCGCGCTGTTCGTGTAGCTCCAAGTCGTCTCGATGCGAACCGATCCGGTCAGGCCCATCGCTCCAGCAGGAACAGTGCAGGTGGCGAGCGTTGTTTCGGTCAGCGTCCCGGTAACCGCCAGCGCCGTTGTGCCGGAGCACAGCAGATGCGCCGCCCGCGCAATGCCAGTCTTCCCGGCATCGGTAGCGACCTGAGCCGGAGCAAGCCCGCCGAACAGCAGCGCCGCAGCAGCAAAGAGGGAGAGGAGGATGCGCTTCATGTCACATCCCCAGGTACAGGCTCACCGAAGCGCCGGTGCCGCTGATGGCGGTCACGTTGCCGCGGACCAGCCGGCAGCGGTCGTTGCTGTTGAAGTTGTTGCTGGCCGGCGTGGTGCTGAGCGTCAGCGTGATGGTGCCGATGGTGTCGTAGTTCGTGCCGTCGAGCGAGCACTGGACCGCGACCGACACGGAGCCCGCGCCGGCCGTCGTGGCGCCAACGGCCTGGAACTGCTTGGTGCCGGAGTACGGCGGCAGGACGGACGACCCCGCCCCGGTCACGGTGACCGCCGACAGCATCGTGGTCTGCGCCGACGCAAGGCCGGCAAACGCAAGCAGCGCCGCGGCCAGGAAGTATCGCAAGTGCTTCATCATCAGATCGCTCCTTCGTGTCCTATGCAAAACGGCCCCAGAGAGGGGCCGTTTAACCTAGGTCCGCGAGGATCAGGCCGGGGGGTTGGCGGTCGGCGCGACGGCCGGCGCACCCAGGATGCACACCGCAGCGATCAGCGACGCCGTGGCGTTGTTGGTCGGGGTGATGGTCATGCGGCTGTAGCGCTTCGTGCACTTGTAGCCCAGCTTGAAGCACTTGTTGTCGTCGCTCTGGATGAACGACGCCAGCACTTCGGTGCCGAGCATGTCGGCATCCGCCACCGCGGCGTAGCCGGAGCCGGACGCATCCGACTCCTCCAGCAGCACCGTGAACTCGGCGCCGGCATCACCCAGCGAGCCGGTGGCGATGACGTACATCGCATCGCCGAAGCCTTGGTGATCGACCACTTCGCCGACTTGCGCGGTGTTGTCCGCGACGGACACGGGCGACAGGACCCGCTTGATGTTGACGTTGTTGAACATTTCCATGATGGATTCCTTGAAGATGTGGGAGGTTCAGGAGAGGCCCCGCCCGAAGGCGGGGCCTGGCCGATCAGCTCGCCGCGAACTTGATGAACTTGACGGCCTCGTAGTTCATCGCGCCGCCGCCGGTGCGCTTGGTCGTGTAGAACACGACGTAGGGCTTGGCGGTGAAGGGGTCGCGCAGCGTGCGGATGCCCATGCGGTCGACGATGGTGTACGCCTGCTTGAAGTCGCCGAAGGCGGCCGACAGGCTGTTGGCGGCGATGGTGGGCATGTACTGGTCGATGCGCACCGGGTAGCCGTTCAGGCGCTCGGGCTGGCCGACCTGGTTGCTCGGCTCCCACAGGTAGCGGTCGCTGGTCGCTTCCTTCATCTTGCGCAGGGCCGTGCGGGCTTCGCGGCGCATCACCCACTGCGCGTTGTTCAGGAACTGGTCCTTGAACGCGCCCTGGACGTCGTGCAGCACGTCCATCTTGGTGGTGTGGAACGCACCGGAGGCGCCGGTGGGCAGGTACTGGAACTGGCCCCAGGCGCGCGTGTCGTCACCCGTCGAGACGGTGGTGTACGTCGCCAGGCCGCGGGCTTGGCCCACGCCGGTGCCGGCCCAGAACGCCGTGCCTTCCACCCGGGCGAACTTGTCGGCGACCTTGCCGGCCAGCCAGCCTTCCACGTCGGTGGCGGCGTCGTCCAGCACCTTCTGCGAAGCCTTGGGCATGGCGTACATCTCGTGCGCCTCGATTTCCCACTTGCCCACCTGCGGGGTGCCGGAATCCGAGCGGCTGCCCAGCTCCGAAACCCAGCCGGCGTCGGCCTCGTCGTTGTCGACGATGCCTTCCGTCTTGGCCGTGGAGATCGTCTGCACGTCGCAGATCTGGCGCATGATCGACTGCTCGAACAGCTTGGTGACCGTGCGGCCGGTGGTCGAGTGCGGCAGGAAGTAGCCGCCGTCCGGGTCGGAGCCGGCCTGCATCGCCTTCTGCTCGTCGCTGGTCAGGTGCTCGAACTTGGCGCCGACAGCCATCTTCAGGAAGCCCGACTTGTACTCGGAGTACGTCTTGACGTCGAACTCGGCGGCCATGGACTTGCCGCGCAGCTGCAGGTCACCGCGCAGGGCGATGTTGAACTGCTTGACTTCCTCGACCAGCGCCTTCTGCGCGTTGTCGGTGCCGGTGTCGGGCCGGTTGGCCTTCTTCTGCAGCTCCTCGATGGCGGCCTTGGCGTCGGACAGGGTGTCCAGCGCGTCGGACAGCTTGGCGACCTTGGCTTCCAGGTCGGCCACGGCCTTGCCTTCGGCCTTCGCCTTGATCAGCTCGTCGTTCGCCTTCTTGAAGGCGTTGAACGCTTCGCCCTGCTCCTGCAGGGTCTGCGCGATGTCTTTCAGTTCCATGATGTTTCCTTTGCGGGAATGAAAAAGCCGCCTCGAAAGGCGGCTCGGTTCGGGGGTGCGGTTGGCCTAGAAGACTTTTCCGCGGGCTTGCAGGGCGGCGGACAAGGCCGCCAGTTCGCGCTCCCCGGAATCACTCCGGCTGATGACGCTTTTCACCCGGGACACCAGGGCGGTGGCCTCGGACTTCGACAAGCCACAAGCATCACGCAGGTGGCGTTCGATTTCGGACAGGCTCTCCAGCTCCTCGATGGTCTTCACCGCGGAGATGCGAGCCGAATCGTTCATGGGCATGGTGACCAGGCTCAACTCCACCAGGTCAGCCTTCTTGATCGTGCGAACGCCCGTCACGCGGTCGTAGCTGTCGTCGCGCACGCGGTAGCCGATGGACAAGCCGCTGATGGCGCCCATCTTCAGAAGCTCGTAGGCTTCGGCGCCGCGGGAGGTTTTCAGGGCCAGCTTGCCCTCGACCTTCAGGCCGACCGAATCCTCCTCCATGGAGGTATAGACCCCGATGGGCTCGCGCATGTTGTGCTGCCAGAGCATCACCGGCAGGCGGCCGGCAGTCTTGGCCGCGGCCAGCGTCTCGGAGAACGCGCCGGCCGCGACGATGTCGCCGCCCCTGTCCGTCACGCTGAACACCGAGCCGTAGCCGCTGAAGGTGCCGCTGTCGCCGGTCGTCTTCAGCTCGCAGGCGAAGTCCAGGTTTTTCGTGGTCATGGTGTTGCCTTTCAATGCAGGACTGCCAGCAGCAGCGCCTCGTCTTCTTCGTTCTGCTCGTCGATCAGTGCCGGGAGCGGCGCCGCGTATGGCGTATAGCGTCGAATGCGCCGCACGGTGCCACCGCTTGAGGCTGCCGGCGGTGCCGCAACCTCCTGCGCCATCGCTGCGTCGATCTCATCCAGCGTGGCCGTCAGTTCCTGGCTGTTCGCGCCGGTCTTCGTCTGCGTCGCGCCGAACTCGACCCCATCCAACTCCACCGACAGCGCCTGCGGCCTGCTCGATGCCTGCGCCGCCGAAATCACCACGTCCGCGAGGGTTGCCGCTAGTGCCTGCTGGTGCGTTGCCGTCTGCGCCACCGCAACAGTCACGCCTTCCAGGGTCGCGGACAGCGCCTGCGCGTAGCTCGAAACCTTCGACTGGCTGACCGACACGGTGACGCCATCGAGCGTTGCCGCGACCGCCTGCCCATGCCCCGCGACCTGCGTGGCCGCTACCGTGACCCCATCGAGCGTGACCGCGAGGCTCTGCGGATGGCCCGCCGTCTGCGTGACTGCCGCCGTGATGCCGTCAAGCGTGGCGGCAAGGGACTGGCTGAGACTCGCGCCACCTGTCGCTTCCGGTATCTGGAGGACCGTGACGACGAACTTGCCGCTCACGTCACGCTCCAGACCTCGAAGCTGAACCCTCCAAAGTTGTCATTGGCGGTCGTGTTGTTCGGCCCGCCGTACTTCAGCCCGGTGGAGGCCACGATGGTTTCCACGCCGTAGGCCGCGTCCAGGTTCATCGCTCCCGGCGCCAGGCCAGTGATCAGAAACGCCGCCTCCGCCCGCATCAGCGTGGTCGCCGCGAGGTTGCCGCCCCCGGTCATCGGCGGCTGGCTTCCCAGCACCGTGGCGCCGTTCATCACGCCCAGCTGGATCTGCGGGAACGTGGTTGCCCCGTGCAGCGTGCCGCACAGCCTCACAAAGATGATCCCGTTCGCCGGGATAGTGACCGCCAAGCGCAGGTTCGTCGTGTCCAGCGCCGTCATCGCCAGCAAGGCGGTGGTCGCCTTGTTGACTGCGACTGCCGGTTGGTAGTGCTTGCCTGCGAGCAGGGCCACGGTTACGCATTACCCTCAGTGATCGTCGCCGCGCTGGTCGTGATCGAGTCGCCGGTCGCAATCGTGGCGTTGGAAATCACGATGTTCGTCCCCGAAGTGCCGACCGTCAGGCCCTCGATCACCATCGTCGTGCCGTCCGACTTGAACAGGCGGGCAACCGCGGCGACCGTGCCAGCTCCAGCTGCAGCCAAGCCAGTCCCGGCCGCCACCGCGTTGAACGTCAGCACGCCGCCGCTCACCGTCCCGAGGGTGGCCGAACACACGGATTCGTACAACTTCGCCGCGTAGGCGGCCGAATACACGGCCAGCTTCGCGCCGGAACCGGCCTCCGTGACGATTGCAGTCGCCCTGGCGTTACGCAGGGTGGTGTTTAGGGCGATAGCCATTTGTCAGTCCTCATCAGGCGTCCTTTTCAGAGCCGTCGCTGACCGAGCCGACGATTTTCCCGTTCTTGTCGTGTTTCACCGTGGTTTCGGTGTGCGTCTTGCGCGCGGGCATGACTGCGTTCACCGTCAGCGGA